GGTTTGCGGGGCTTGATACCGAGTTCAAATCTCCCTTCCGCTACTATTTTTTTAAAATTGAAAACCTTGTGAAGCCTTGATTTTACTGGAAGAAAGGAGATTCTGAATGGTGCCTTTTCTGAAAGTAAAAATCAAAGGTAACACCAAAGGTAACACGAACAAACGTACGAACGCTTAAGGCGTTCTTTTTTTATTGCAATTTTGGCGGTGATACGGCGGGAAACAGGCGTTATTTAGACGGTATTCTGGCGGTTTTACCGTCTTTTTTTATGCCACAATATAAGCAAAGGGAGGGATGATAATGTTTTCTGACGATGTTCTTGAGAAAATTTTTGCCAGAAAAGAATTGCAATCATTAGATTTGTCAACGCAGTCATCTATCATTCACGCAATCGAGGATGTTTTGGAGGAGGTTGAAGAAAATGAACATGAACGGAGTTTATCCGGCACCGGGATATAGTCAGCAAATTCCTTATCAGGCATCATATGGGTATAATCCATATGGTAATCAGCAAAGAATTGAACAGCCGCAAAATTATTTTCAACCGGCGCAAACACAGCAAATTCAGCAGACACAAATGACGCCTATTGGAATAAATGGGAAAATTGTGCCTTCTGTTGAAAATATTACTGCAAACGATGTGCCGATGGATGGAAGCGTGGCGTTTTTCCCAAAGCAGGATATGTCGGAAATATACGCCAAAAGCTGGAACTCAGATGGTACAATCCGCACAATCGTTTTTAAGCCTGTTTTAAATGATATGACTAACAATTTATCGCATGAGACGGAAAAAATGAAATTTGACCTATCAGACGAGTGCACAGGGGCATTTATGGGAAAGTTTGACGAACTGTTTGGGAAAATTGAACAGTTAGAGGAACGTATTGGTAAAATTCCGGTTCCACAGAAAAAAACTTCTCAAATTAAAAAGGAGAGTGAATCCGAATGAATCTGATGCAAATGATTTTGAACCAAATGATAAATTCTCCGCAGATGCAAAACAATCCAATGGCTAAAAATGCCATGCAGATGTATCAAAGCGGAGATACGGTCGGACTTAAGACAATGGCGGAGAATCTCTGCAAAGAAAGAGGAATTACAGTAGATGAAGCAAAGCAAAAGGTTATGAGTATGTTTAATCATTAGTACATTTTGGGTTGCGCGCACAATAACCGGTTATCCCATTTGTAAATAAATCAGATGGAGGTAAACAAAATGTTTAATGGAAACGCATCTCCTAGTCTTGCTGATATTGCAGCAGTGACAGGAAACGGAAGAAACAATGATGGCATGTGGGGCGGCGATGGCTGGTGGGCTATCATTATCTTCGCTATGATTTTTGGCTGGGGCGGCTTTGGCGGCAATGGCTTGGGAGGAAACGGAGGCATGGGAGCGACAGCATCTGCATACACCGACTCTGCAATTCAGCGTGGATTTGACACGCAGGCTATCATCGGGAAGTTAGATGGTATTGCAAATGGTCTCTGTGATGGATTTTACGCACAGAATACCGCCGTTATGAACGGTTTCCATGGTGTAGACAATGCAATCTGCAACCTTGGATATCAGACGCAGCAGGGATTTAATACCACAAATGTAACACTTATGCAGGCACAGAATGCTTTGCAGTCCCAGCTGGCTAATTGCTGCTGTGAGACCAGAGAAGCTATCCAGGGCGTGAACTACAATATGGCGCAGAACACCTGTGCGCTGCAGAACACCATGAACAGCAACACGAGAGACATTATTGACAGTCAGCAGGCAGGAACAAGGGCAATCCTTGATTACCTGTGCCAGGAAAAGATTTCTTCCTTACAGGCAGAAAATAACGACTTAAGAAGAGCCGCTTCACAGGATCGCCAGTCTGCATTGCTCACTACTGCAATGTCAGCGCAGACCCAGCAGATCATCAACGCTGTAAATCCGGCTGCAATCCCGGCATATGTTGTGCCAAATCCTAACGCTTATGCGTATGGTTGTGGATGTAACACAGGATGTAGCTGCTAAAAGTAGCTGCTACACAAAATTGAATAATTGAGTATCTTAATTGAGTTTAACTCGATTATGTCTGCTGTGCAGTATTGCTTATAAACACAAAGGGCAGACTATAATGTTTGCCCTTATTTCTATGAAAGAGAGGTATTATTATGGCAGAATTTACAGGAATTGCAATTCAAACTGTCGCGCAGGGAGAAGATGTGGCATTTAAAGAAACTCCGGTATGTGCAACAAAATGCATTGTTCATAGACAGGGAAGTGGCATTGTTAAATTAAGAGGACTTACAAATCAGTGCCGGGCAAGATTTTTGGTATCTTATTCCGGAAACATTCAAATTCCTACAGGTGGAACAGTTGAAGCTATTTCACTGTCTATTGCAATTGACGGAGAACCGTTGCAGTCAACTCGAATGATTGTTACACCGGCGGCAGTTGAAAACTTCTTTAACGTTTCGGCGCAGGCATATGTGGACGTTCCTCGCGGTTGTTGTGTTACGGTAGCGGTACAGAATACTTCTGCGCAGGCAATCGAGGTTCAGAACAGCAATTTAATTGCAGTCCGGGAAGCGTAAGGAGGGCGGTTTTATGGATATTAAGAGAATGCACGAAATGATCGAAAAACTGTCTGAAAGCGCAGAGTGTGAGTTTGCAAAAGGTATCGAATGTGTAGATACAGAAGAGATGGGAAAAGTCACGGACATGCTTAAAGACCTTGCGGAAGCCATGTATTACCGGACGCTTACAAAATCAATGGACGAATCAGACCCAGAGCAGGTTCTTGATATGTTTGAGCGTTACGGAGACGGCAGACGGTATTATGACCGTTATCGTTATGAAAACGGGAGGTTTGCTCCAAAGGGAAGAGGAACGCGGAGAGGATATGACGAGCCGCCTTACTGGCACATGACACCGGAAATGTATCACGATATGGAGCATGACCGCGACATTGATCGACCACATGGGCGAATGTATTACACAGAGCCTACAATTGCGGCAGATGGCGGTATGCGTGACCGCAGAGAGGGTAAAAGCGGAATGAGCCGTAAATCCTACATGGAAAGCAAAGAACTCCATAGAGGAAATACGCCAGAAGACAAGGATGCAAAAATGCGTGACCTTGAAAAGTACATGAAAGAGCTTTCGGAGGATATGGCGGAACTTATCTCCGATATGACGCCGGAAGAGCGCACAATGACAAAAAGCAAGCTGTCAACGCTTGTTTCCAAAATGTAATGGCAGGGGCAGGAATGCCCCTGTTTGTTTGAACATTGACAACTGAATATCAGCTAGTGATTTGTGGATTTGGAAATTTTTAAAAAAAGTATTGACTTTTTGTGCGTACTATTATATATTAAATGTGCGTACAGAAAGAAGGTGCTGAGAATGTCTCCACGCACAGGCAGACCTAAAGTTGACAATCCTATGAATGAAAGACTTTATGTTCGAGTATCGAAGCAAGAAAAAGATGAAATTATGAAATTTTCATCAGAAAGTGGATATTCCATATTAGAACTTATAAGGGCGGGGATTGAAAAGCTAAAAGGTCAAAAAAAATAAGAAGTTGCCACGCTACCAACGAAAACAACTTCTTATCAACCGAGATAACTCTCTGTGAAATATTTTATCATAGAGAGTATCTCTTTTCAAGAAAAAATTGAAAGGAAGGAAAAATCTATGACCAGAACCGAAACAATTGAGAAAATAGCAGAACTTTTGAGCACGCAGAGCATCTATGTATGCGAAGCAATATACAAAGCCGCAAAGAACATTTCCGAACCGCAGGAAGAGAAAGGCGGTGCAAGATAATGAACAAATTTTTGGAAATAGTATACGCAAGTCAAATTGCAGATGAGGAACAGGGTGGGAAATGGCGTGAATTTTTTGAACCGCTCATGGAGAGACTTAAGGGCATTGTAAGCGAAAGTGTTTATGATGAATTGCTCGAACTTCTTATTGACTGTACTACTGACAGCAACCGATTCTATGCCGTAGAGGGCATGAAACTTGCTATCGGCATTATGGACGGAACTTATGTTCCGAAAGTATAAGAGAGGGGGATTTGCTGATGAATGATATTCAGATGAAGCAATTAGAACAAACTCTAACCAGTATGGAAGTCGCGGAAATGGTTGGAAAGACACACGCCAATTTATTAAAAGATATCCGGCGATACTGTAAGCAATTAGGAGAAGTAAATATTGACTTTTCCGATTTCTTCATAGAAAGCACATATTGTACAGAGCAGAAAAAAAGTTGTCCATGCTACGACATTACCAAGAAAGGTTGCGAATTTATCGCCCACAAGCTGACCGGAGCAAAGGGAACGGCTTTCACAGCTCAATACATCAATCGCTTTCACGACATGGAACAAGCGCTGAAAAAACCGCAGCCTGCAATTACGGAGAAAGACCCGTTTGAGCACTGGGAGATTCGATGGAAACATGAAACGGAAACATGGTTTTCAAAGAACAACTGGAAGTTAAGTATAATCCTAGAACGGTTTGGTTGGACTCGAAAATTTTTATATCACAAGATTCTAGTGGAATTATCGGATCTGCACAACTTACGCGCAATCGAAAAGGCATATTACGCCAGTTATGGATATCCACCGGAATACGCTCTTGATCTGCTTGATTTCAATAGAGACCTCAACGATACGGCGACAAGATACATTAATTACCTACTTATTGAAGAATAAAAGGTAAAATAAGCATGAATTTAGAAACCACTAGCTGATATTTGGCTGGTGGTTTCTTTTTTTTGGAGGTAAAATATGTTTTTGATAAATGGTATTGAATGGAAAATAGAATTTGTTCACAGTGCAAGCAGCAAGCTGATGCGCTCTGATAGCTCTACCAGCCTTGCCGTGACAGATTGGAACGACAGGGCTATATATGTTTCAGATAAACCGAAAAATGGTTATTTGCGCAAAATACTGGCTCATGAGCTTTGCCATTGTTTTTGTTTTTCCTATAACATTCATATGCCGATTGAGCAGGAAGAGTATCTCGCGGACTGGATAAGCCTGTATGGGGCAGATTTGATTTATTTGCTGGATGATTTGATGGCAAACATTGATTGGAGGGCGGCATAGTGGACAAAATAGACGATTTACTTCATTACGTTCAGAAGACAAACCCTGGGATGACAAGAGAGAAATTGATAGATGAATTAAACAAAAGCGATTATACTGCAAAAGCTTTGCTTTTTACTTCGGAAAACTTTCAGAAAAATTTTCGATCCCCCCTACCTTAAGATTTGGAAAAAGATTTTCGGTTTTTAATTTTTAAAAAATTTTTGAAATTTTCGCCCAGATATTCGGAAAAAATTTGATACCCCCCTAGGTTCAGATTTCGGCACAAAAAACCGTTTTTGAGATTTTGAGAATTTTGTTCAGATTTTTGCAAAATTTTTTTAAAACTTTTTTGTAAGTGCAAGTTCAGATTGCACTCATCCATGATCTGGTCGTACTTGATCTTGCTATGTGCCGTCGCCCGTTTGGAAGCGCTGAAATAATGCAGGCGCGGAAACATCCGCACAAATGCGCAAAATGAGTACAACAAATAAAGCAAACGTCTACATGACATTGCAATTATACAGGCGCGCACATGCCTGCAAGTCATTATATGCACAAACTCGCCAAAATGTCAATGTGCACCGCGGCTGCTCTGTGGCAACAAGTACAACCAGAAAATCCACAGCACGCCAGGAAATCCCCTAGAGTGCTAATGATAACACGCATATTTGCACGCTTTTTTGCGTGCTGTACTCCACGGCATATTGATAAAAGCAATCCGGGGGCAATTCCCCCGGAACATTGCACCGCCTGCACTTTGCTTAAATGATAACACCCAATCTCATACAATCCATTTTCCGATCACAAAGGGCGCGCCACTTTTCGGGATCACCTTTGATGTTTTCGGCGGTTCTGGTGTCTGCCCATTCGCTCCGCGCTTTAATGTACGCGCTTTTTGCGTCGTCTTTTTTTGTTTGTAAGTTTCCCGTAAATTCCATAATTTAACCATCCTTTCTATGCGTTAACTTCTTTTCTCAAAATCTCAATAGCTTCTTTCTCAGTGTGTTCCATGTACCACTTCCAAGGCTTTTTATATGCCCTTGCGAGTGCAAAATCTTCTTGATTTTTCAATAAATAATTCCTAACTTTCAAAAATGCTTTTTGGGCTTCTTCTAATTTGTTCATATGCTCAACCATCCTTTCATTGTGCGCCCTGTCTCATCGGTGCAGGTGGGGCAGTTCCTGCAGACCGCCGCGCGGGCGGTTTCGACTTAGTTGTAAAGCATTTCTTGCATGGTCTGGTGGCATTCTGTTTCTGATTTCTTCCGGTGCATTTCTTTGTAATCCTTTTCAGCTTTCGCCTGCGCTTCTTTTTTTGTATATCCGCGACCTCTCCAAAGATCATATAATTGTTCTATTGTCCAGTTCTTCATATTTTCCCTTTCTGCCCTCGTAACCTCCGGGGCGGGCTGCTTTTGACTAATTGCAACACAACGGTGCATAGCACTCTTTAAGATCTTCCAATACCTTAGATGCTCCGCCCTCTTTTTCGATCTCCTGATCAGATAGCGTCACATCCTCAATGACTTTTTGCTCAATCGTTGCGAAACCGTCATCATCGATAACGTTATACATTGCTCTAACAATGTACCTTACTTTGCAAGCAAATCCATTTACTTCAACATCTAAAACATTTTTTATAAATTCTTTCCGCATGTATTTCCTTTCTGGTCTGCCATCATCAGAGCCGGGAGACCATCCCGCGGCTGACGCTCCAGATAGGAGCGTTTCGGCTAAAAGTCAATGCTTGTATATACTTTTAATATCTCGCGCCATTTGTTTTCCTTATCACAACTAAGATTAAGGTCTTTAACGTGGAAGATTGCATATTCTCCATATTTTTCCCTTAAATCTTGCAACTGATTGTACACTGTTTCAAACTCTTCTAAATCATCCACATGGAGGATATATCGCTTAATTTCTTGGTTGCGGATGATGTAATTATCCTCTGCCTGTACTGGAGAACTGAAAAGAGCTTCAACTTTAACTTTGCTCTTCCTGTCGTCCTGTCCTTTTCTGTCGGTTATGTAAACAACTGCCCATTTCATAAACTTTGTATAATCTTTCATGTTCGTTCCTCTCTTTCGTGCTTCATTTGATAGTTGTATTATAGTATATGCAAGGCACAAAAACAATAGTAATAATACACGAAATACAAGGCACAAAAATAGCAATACATTGTGAAAAACATACAAGGCACAAAAACCATAACAAGAGAACGAATCAATATTGACATACAAGGCACAAAAGGATATAATATACAAAAAGAATATAGGAAGGTGGTAAGTTAAATGGAACATAAAACAAGCGAAGCAAAAAGGCGTGCAATATATAAGTATGACGATAAGTTTGAGCGAGTTAATTGCAGGTTTTCCAAAGGCACCAAAGAACGCATTGAAAGGCTGGGGTATAAGAGCGCAAACGATTTTATCAAGTTAGCGGTAGCGGAGAAACTGGAACACGATGAAAAAATTCTGAGATAAGGCACAAAAAACTATTGACATACAAGGCACAAAACGCTATTATAATATTGTCGAAAGGCAATAAGGCGAAAGCCAGAAAGGGCAGCGCAAAAGCCGCCCAGTAACAACAAACAAGATCAAAAAAAGGAGAATGAACTATGATGAAAAAACATGAGTTTACAAATGCAGAATTAACAGAAAAGGCAATGGGAGTTTATAGCAACAGCAGCTTTACTTTTTGGGAAGACGGCGCTACTTTTTATTACAGCGACAACCCAAAAAGCGAAAAAGTAGAGCTTGGAGATCTGGATGATGTAAATGAGTTTTTAGAGGAGTTTTTCGGGAAAGTTTTGAACAGCTACGGAGTTTTAATAGATTTTAACGCCGCGATGCAGTTGACAGACGACGATTTGCGCGAGGAAATCCACCGAGAGCTGGCGCCGTGCTCGGAGCAGGAGTTTTTTGACGAGTACGCGAAACGGCACGAGGAGAAGTTCGGCGAGGTTTGGGAGTTGGAAAAAGAAAACCCGCAGTATTAAAGCATAAAGCAATTATTAACAGGCAGGCGTTAGATCTGCCTGTATTTGCTTGCAAAGGAGATTTCATGATTAAAAAATGCGTGATATGCGGCAAAGAATTTAAGTGCTCCCCAAGCGACAAAAAGGTTACGTGCTCTTCCGGCTGCAGATCAATAAGGGCAAGCCGGACACACAGGGGCAAGCGGAACAAGTGGAGCGAGGCGTCAAAAGAAAAGTTAAGGGGGAAAGGGCTGACTAACAACCTACAAAAAGGCACGCCGGCAGCCCAAAAAAGCCCTAAGAGCGGGCGGTACGAAACAAATGTAAATGCCAAAAACTGGCACCTTATATCCCCAGACGGTAAACATTATTGTTTTAGATCATTAAATTTTTGGCTGCGGGAAAACTGCGAGGAGCTATTTGATTGTGCCCCGGATAGCGCGCAATTTCGCAACATAACGTCAGGATTAAGCAGAGTAAAAAGGTGCGTCATGGGGCAACTTCCGCCGGATCAGCGACCAGGGTACACATACAAGGGTTGGACGGTTGTCCCGACAGGAGACGACATCACAGATTTAGCGACAGACAGACAAAATAAAAGTTAATAATCTGGTGATAAAGGGAGATATTTTCTATCTCTCTTTTTTGATTTATTTTAACGTTTATGCTTTAAAGCGGTAAATTTTGTATACAGAATGGATACGGGATGGAAACGCAGATAAGATTAGTATATTCTTTCCAATACATTGTATTTTTTTATCAAGGAGTAAATAATATATAATATATATCAACAGTACAAAAAATCATAAATTATATACTTTAACACGCGCGGATATAATCTATATATGCGATATACCCAGTAGTTTAAATTTATACTTGACAAGGGTATGCACAAATGATATTGTTATCGTAAATTAAAAAGCATCCGGGCAACAGAGAGCGCACAGGACCCGGACAAAGGAAACGGAAGTCATGCAGCCGGTACAGTTAAGATCTTGATGATCTCGATTGTATCGGTTTATTTTTTTACGATCCAGAAAGGAGGTATATATATGTCAGATGCACAGAGAGCAGAAAGAGTAGATATAGACGAGATATACAAAGATGACATTGATAAATATATCCACCTCTGGATGGACGATAGGAATATTGCAGACATGTGCAAGGTATCGCAGAATAGATGGTATAACTGTTGTCAGTATGTATATGACAATGTTTTTAAGATCAACCCTGTATACCTTAAAGATGACAACCATATTAGCAATCAATATGATATTGACAAGGTCAATAAAGTCTTAGATATATATATAAGGCTTTGCAACGATTACGAGAAAGTAATAAATATAGTTGGGTTTACTTTTTTTACTGGCATACATAGAGATACACTTAACGGCTGGGTAAATGGAGAAAGGCTAGGCTCCACGGCTTCCGACATTTGCAAAAAGATTGACCAAATGAGGGAAGAAAGCCTTGTAGGATTGCAGATCTCCGGAAAAAACAATCCAATGTGTTACATGCCATCGCTCAACAAGTACTGCGGGTTTAATATGCCAGGCGTGAGAGAAACAGGAGCATCTAAGAGGGCGTTGACTGCATCGGAGCTACCCAAACTGGGAAACGGGAATTGTGCGAGATTGCCGGACAACTTTGACAATTCAAGACCGGATAATGGCGAAATCGTGATAGACAATTCAAACAATTCAAATACCAGTATTTAAGCACCTTGAGCCGCATACTTTCGTTTAAACAGTTTAAGAAACTTAGGTTTAACGAATAGTTAGAACGCAAACAGAGAATTGCACGAACAATTAGAATAATTTAAAGAAAAGGCAAACGCCGGAAGAAGCAGCCAGCAGAAGGGGGAGGGGGTTGCAAAAGCCCAGAAGGAGCTGCCTACTAAGTCACTCAAATATCCCCAAAAACAAAAAGGCCTGTCTATCGTGGAGGGACTATATGAGACCACTTAAAATCACGGCACCAATAGAATCGGATTCTGAAATTAGCTTCCGGGATATGGTCAATAGGAAAATAGAATGCTTGACCGAAGTACATTCGGAAGTTGTAGGCATAAAGTACGGGGTACAAAAGATCGCGGATATAACACATGGTATAGTGCGATAATACTTTATCGATAATCACATCAAAGACAATCAAATCAAATTCACATCAGATAAATTTCAAAAATTACACTCGATAATAAAATTCAAAAAGATTCCAAAAGGAAGCAAATAAAATGTTAGAAATGTGTTTTAATTGCGATTATTGTGAAGAGCAGAATGGAGATTACTTTTGCACAAACAATGAGAGCGAATATGTCGGAGATTATGTAGAAAAAGAGTTTTCTTGTCCGGATTGGGACGGATCGGAGGAAGATGAATGAGGGTTGTGTCACAGAAAAAAGATGCTTCATATGATTTTGACCGGACCGAATTTAGAACAAGCTACGAATGCATAAGTGCTACTTTTGATGGAAGAACTTTTGTCATTGGGAAATATGCTACACCAGAACGAGCAGCAGAAGTATTTATGGACATGCATAAAGCATATGCGCATGTACAGGTAGTTTGCACAAATATGGACGAGAAACAAGTTTCTGCATTAGTTGCAGCATCACAAAATGCACCGATTAGATGCGTCGAGATGGATGATCCAAGGATGGCAGTAACAGTATTTGATAACCTTGTTTACTATATGCCGGAGAAATAGATTGTTTGCATTGCTCGTTTGCCAAATGGTAAGGCACTTGGTTTTGATCCCAGCATTTATCGGTTCGAGTCCGGTACGGGCAGTTTTGAAAATGGAGGTAAATCATGTTGATTTTAAAAACAGTCATAACAACATTTGATGCCATTGTGATTTTGACGTTTTTCTTGCTTGGAAGAGATAGCAGAAACGAAAAGGACGCTGTGGCAGTCTGGGGATCACTTATTGCATTGTTTCTTGTCAATATATTTGCAATGTGGAGATGATGATATGGTTTTGTATGACCCGATATTTGGTATTGGCTTCCTGCCGGAAATTTTAACTACGGTCGGAAGAATACATATAAGCAGAAAAAAACATACGGGAGAAACCGACGTTCTGGATCTTGACAGTGACGCTGAGCACCAGTCTGAGAAGTCGGAGCATCCAGTATAGCTTAAGTCCACTGGCATTCGGTTTTTGCAAGAAAAAACTCGGCGTAAGCAATTATTCGGTGTTAGTGGACGTCGGCAAAATAAAAAAATCAAAAATACTATCATAAACGGCGCGCTATGCGCGCTGTGACGGAACGTAGTTCAGAGAAAAGAACAATCTTTTCATTCTTCCATGCTCTAATGAATTGATAGCCGCAGGTTCAAGTCCTGCCGTTCCGATTGAGAGATAGGTTTAAAGCTTATCTCGGAATACGAAAAGTTCGTATTTCTCCTTTCGCCACTAGGACGCTTCTGTTAAGAGCGGTGCGAGACCGTTCGGTGGCATTTACCGCAAATGTCGGTAGGAATATAAGTCGACACACGCACAGTCATGTGTTGCAGTTCCAATTCATGGTTCGTGCATCTATCCCACGGTGCATGATCCATGAAATTAGGTGGTGGCGGAACAGGTAGACGCTTAAGCATAAGACAACCACGCTTTGGTTAGGAACAAGTCATTGAATTAAAAAGGCAATGAAGGAACCTGTAAAGGGTGTTACCCGTTGCGGAAAGTCGTTGTCATGTGAGGTGCAAATCCTTACCCACATATTCGGTCAAATTACGCTGTTTGCTTGCAGGCGGTCTATGTTTTGGCTGAAAATAAGTTGCCGGTAAAAAGCTGCAAACCGGATAGTGCAGCGCATGGCACGAAAAACATTATTGCTAACCGTCTGATGGCGGTTCTGGGGAAGCGGCAACGATTGGCGGTGTTGCGGCTGACTGTAAATCAGTTCCCAAGTGGTAAACAATAGAGGTTCGATTCCTCTCTTCCCTATTTCACTCAACTCCCTAAAAACACTGTTTGGCAGGTGCGTGGTAGACAGTTGTAATGGATGGGTTGTTTAAGAAATCGCACCATCAAGATGCAGTGTTCCCATAATGGAATTGGAGCCGGTTGCTATCCGGTCGGGCGTTTATTCGCCTTGTAGGTTCGAGTCCTACACACTGCGCTATGCCGTATGTCCGGGTGGTGAGGGAGCGGTCTTGAAAACCGTTGGATGTAAAAGGCTTGCAGGTTCAAATCCTGTGTACGGCGTTTGCTAGAAAAAAATCTGGCGTTGATGCGTGGCGAAATAGGTAAACGCTATTGCCGTAAGATAATTCGTTGAAACCGGCAACCTAGATGACGAGAAGTGCACTAATCATGCATGGTGCAAATCCATGCCATATAAATTTAATTACATTTGCTATGAACAAAAGACACGGAATCTTACGAGGATTCCGATTTTTGCTATGATTGGGGGTATGAATTATGACAAGCTGCTTGCGATGTGGAATGCTGATAATTGATTCTAATGTTGATAATTGTCCTTATTGCAAAATTCTATTTACACAGATTCCGGCAAGGAACGTCCCAGAAAGTCAGCCGGAGAAGGTAGAAACGGCAATATTTGAAAACGTGGTATTTAATAAAGGGGTTGGGCGTAAGAATGTGTGATTTTTGCAAAAACATAGGAATTGGAATACCGGATTGGGATTTTCTTACTCCGGATGAAAGCGGAAGAATCCCGTCCGGAGTCGAAATAGAAATTCGGGAAATTGTAGACAAATGTGCACTTGTTTTTACGAATAGTGCCGGAGAATACGGCGCAGGAGTGGTAAATATTGCATTTTGCCCGATGTGCGGCAGAAAGTTGGTGTAAGATGATTAAAGAAGCGTTGCTTGCCTGTTCAAATAAGGGAACTATAACGCTATCACTTGATGGAAAAATGGTAAAGGGAGTAGTAGGCATTGATAACATATCAGGTATCTACTCAAAAGACACAGCAAAGGAAATTACAATAAGAGTAATTGCGAACGAAGTTAAAGTTAAACTGCCAAATGGAGAAATAAAGGATATATCAGAAATGTAGAAAGCTGGTGTAGAGGTGGATCTTGCAGAAGCAAAAGAAAAGTTTTATCCAGAATACAAATACGCACTTGTTAGTGTCAAAAGCAACAAACCGCATTCACTTTATGTTGATAGAAAAACAGCCGAAGAAGAAAGATGTGATTTATGGAAATGTTATGGTTCTGTGTTAATTGTTATTGATTTGTCAGAGGTGTAAGAATGAAACATCAAAAAGAATGGCGCACTTGCGACAGGTGTGGTGCAGAAATCAAAAAAGGAATATTGTGTGGAAATTCGATTACAAAAAATGGCATTTTAAATGTCACATACGACTTGTGCGATAAATGCATGGAAGATTTTGAAAGGTTTATGAAAAATGATTGTAAATATCAATAACAGCACATACGAGATGAACAGCAAACATTACAAAGCAGTTCTTGATACGGCGAGCAAAGCTGTTACCTGCGGCATATACGCTGTGGAAAAGAACAAGGTAGCAATCATGCTTCGAGAGGAATATAAAAGCAAGGAAGAGCTGAAACAGGCAGTTGGTAATTATACAGAGAAAGGGTTCAAGGTGTATTGGAATGAAAAAAGCAAAAAAAATTGAAATAGATTGCACAGATGGTTTAAAAATAGTAATTGATGGGAAAGAAATGGATTTGTCTGGGGTTAAATCAATGCAAATTGACCTTGAAATTAATCGCAAAACGATTTGCATTGATAAGCGAGAAGTGATGATATTAGGAAATTAAAAATATTACCGGCTAACAAATGGAGTTAGTCGCTAACCAACAAAAATTATTGGCAGAGGTCTTAAGGCACTTCTGCTTTTTTGCGGAGGTGCTTTTCTTTTGGCAAGTTCAAGCCTAATTTCCACAGTAAATGGATATGAAAATTACATACAGGTGCATGGCGTTGATGAACAGGTAATGGATGCCATGGCAGAAGCGGCAAGGGTAGCCATTCTGACAGAAAAAGATTTTGAGTATGGATTAAAGGTTTCTGCCAGAGCGAAAGAACTGACGGAACAGTTTATCTTTCAATCTACAGGTGGCACACCATGGGATTTAGAGAAATATTCATTCCAAAACAAGGTATTTTATGAAATTCTGGACAAATATTACGGAATTTTGCTTTTGGAAGCGCAAAACAAAGTTGTGGATAGTGCTTTCCAGTATTTGGAAAAGAAAAGAGAGCCTAAAGAACGGTTTTATATGCCAAGAAGAAACCAATTTCTCAAAATAGGGCTTACACAGGCTTTACAAGGCATGATTGATGATAGATATGACATCCTGTGCGTATCACTTGTTCCAGGTGCAGGTAAAACAACGGTTGAAAAAATGTTTCACGCACTTGTTGCCGGATGGTTCCCTAGAGATTTCAGCCTTTTTTATTCACACAGCGGAGATATTACCAGAATGTATTACGACGGTGTGTACGATATCGTTACAAATACGGAAGAATATACATGGAATGAAATTTTCCCGAATCTTTCAGTGACAAGCACAAATGCAAAGATGGAGCAGTTTAATGTCGGGAAGTACAAATCGTTTCAATCCGTACAATGTACGTCTGTTGGTAGTAAGAATGCCGGTAAGGTTCGTGCGTCTAAGTTTCTTCTGGTAGATGATATGATTGGCGGCATTGAAGAAGCTATGAATCCGGCAATACTTGATAAATTGTGGGATAAATACGCTGTAGATGCCCGCCAGAGAAAGATACAGGACACCGACGGTAAGAACTGCAAGGAAATACATATAGCCACCAGATGGAGCGTACACGACGTTATAGGGCGCATACAGAATATGTATGAGGGAAACCCGCGGGTAAAGGTAATAGCTGTGCCGGATGTAGATCCAAAAACCGGAGAGAGCAATTTTGATTATGAATTTTCTGGGTTTACGAAAGAATTTTTTGAGGATCAGCAATTGTTGATGGATGATATTTCGTATCGTTGCCTTTACAAGCAGGAACCAATCGAACGTGAAGGGCTTTTATTCCCGGAAGATAAAATTCGCCGTTATCTTAATTTGCCGCACGGAGAGCCGGAGATTGTTACGGGACAATGCGATACAAAGGGAAAAGGAACAGACTATTTTGTATTGCCGGTATTACAGAAATACGGAGAAGATTACTATTGCATTGATTGTGTTTGTGACAATACGGCTGATTATGAGATGCAATATGAGAATGCAGCAAATGTGTTGGTAAACAACAAGGTTCAAGAATGCGAATTTGAACGAAATGCCGGTGGTGACCGCGTGGCGATGGAAGTAAACAAGCGAGTGGAAAACAAAGGATGGGTATGCAATATTACAGATACGCCGACAGAAACAAACAAGGAAGCAAGAATTTTCCAATGTTCAAACTGGATATTGCAGCACGTTATATTTAAAGACCCATCATTATATAAGCCAAATGAGCCATATGGAGTAATGATGTCTCTTATCAAGAGATATTCAGTGTCCAGTAAAAAGCAGTTGGATGATGTGCCGGATGTATTTTCAAACTTTGCGCTTAGAGTTACAAATGGAAATAACGTAGCCAAAGTAGAAGCGGCAGTAAATCCGTTTAGGAGGTATTGATATGACAACAAAGGACTATCTAAACCAGATAAGCAGGCTTAACCGGATGATAAATAATAAGCTCGTAGAGCTTGCACAACTTAAAGAGCTGTCATGCAGCATATCGTCAATTACAAATGAAGAAAGAGTAATGGCAACGCCAAATTTTGATAAAATAGGAACAAAGCAGGCAAAAATAGATGAAATGGAACGGAATATAGATGCACTGGTTGATGAATATATCATCAAAAGAGATCAGATTGTCAGCCAGATAGATAGCATGGAAGATGAAAATGTCTATAATGTGTTGTTTTCAAAGTACATAGAAAAAAAGACATTTGAGGTTATTGCAACCGAAATGAATTACTCTTGGAGACAGACAATAAGGCTTCATGGAATTGCATTAAAAAAATTTGAGCAAAAATATGGAGCAACTTATTTGTAAAATGTCATAGAATGTCATATTGAAAAAATGATATAGTTATAATCGAAGAAAACAACAAAAGTTGAATACTTCACCTCCCCCAATCTGGAAAAGCATCGTAGAGAAATCTCCGGTGCTTTTTCTTTTACAAAGAAAAGAGGATTTTATGGGATATACACCAAAAACAATATATTGCCCGCGTTGCGGAAGAAAAGTTGCCACACACGACGGGCGTTCAACAATGAACATTTCTGTAGAATGTAGGAAATGTCACAAAAAAGTGGTATTTTATCCGGAAAATGGAAAAACAGAATTAAAATCTCTTCCAATCCGGTCAACATCCAGTGGGATGACGTTTATTTAGGAGCCAATTATGAATAATAAATCTCTCCAAGATCTTGTTAAGGGCTGTTATGGGCGAAAAATTTTATATACTGATGTTGAAACCATCACAGCAGACAATATTGTCAAGGTGGTGGGAGACTGCATCGGTAATTATTATTACAACAAAACCATCATAGAATACCTATGGCGGTATTATAAAGGAGATCAGCCGATTTTATATCGATTAAAGGTACAAAATGCTGATATTACAAACAAAATAGTAGAAAATCATGCGTATGAGATTGTTCAGTTCAAAGTAGGTCAGACATACGGTGAGCCAATCCAGTTTATCAGTAGAAAAGATGATGATGCGATTAACAAGGCAGTGGATGCGCTGAACGACTATCTTGTTGATGCAAATAAACAGGAAAAGGACATTAAAGCTGGTGAATGGCAGTCAGCAACCGGAACATCTTTCAAGGCGGTGAGATTTTCAAATGGAGAAATACCATTTCAAATTGTTGCTCCTACTCCGATGAATACGTGTGTTATTTATAATCGGAGCACGGAAGAACCGGTTCTTGCAGTACAAGAACTTAAGGACGAGGATGGAAGATGGTACAAACTGTGCTATACAGACAGTCATTCATGCAAAATTCAAAATGGAGTAGTTTCTGAATGGAAATTGCACGCATTTGGAAGCATTCCTATTGTTGAGTTTCCAAACAACCACGAAAGAATATCAGACATTGAACTTGTCATAGGTCTTCTAGATGCCATCAACAATATGCAGTCGAACAGAATGGATGGAATTGAGCAGTTTGTTCAGTACTGGGTAAAATTTGTAAACTGTGAGATTGACACAGCGACATTTGAACAAATGAAAATGAGCCATGCTTTGACGGTAAAGTCCAACAACAAGGACAACAAAGCCGATGTTGAAATCATGACGCAGGAACTTAACCAGAGTCAGTGCCAGGTGGCGAAAGATGATCTTTGGGACAATGCTTTATCAATTCTTGCCATACCAAACAAACAGGGAAACACTGGCGGAGATACACAGGGCGCAGTAGAGTTGAGAAATGGATGGGATTTTTCAAAAACCCGTGCAAAGTTAAAAGATCCAATTGTGAAATCAGCAGAAAAAAAGCTTGCAAAAGTTGTCTTAAATGCAATACGAGTTAAAGATCATGATTTGGACTTGTCAGTTAGAGATTTTGATGTGCAAATCAATCATAGCCCACAGGACAATATGTATACAAAGTCGCAAACGCTATATCAGCTATTAGAGTGCGGCATACATCCTCTTATTGCAATTAAAACGGTCGGACTCTGGGGCGATTCGGAAAAAACATTTTTGCAGTCTAAGCCATACATGGGTGCTTTATGGAAAACTATTGATGATGCAGAAGAGCAGGAACAAAAAGCGCAGGAAATTGTAAATCAATTAAATAAACAGCAAAATAAGACAGCTACCGAGTAATCGGCGGCTGTTTTTATTTTATAAAAATTCGCAAAGTTGTGAGCGTAAAAAACAACAGTGTCATTCGGTGTCGTTGCACCGCAAAAATTCGTAAAGACATATCGGAGGTAATCAATGAAAAGAGAAGAGTTAATTGCAATGGGTATCAGTGAGGAAAATGTTGAGAAAATCATTGCTGATTACGGCAGTGCCGTACAGAGAGAACAGGCAAAAGCAGCAGAGCTTAAGGCAAAGGCAGACAGCGCAGATGAGTTGCAGAAAAAGCTGGATGAAATGGAAGCAGGAAACCTCACGGAACTTGAAAAAGCAAACAAGGCGTTAGAGACAGCAAATCAGCAGATTGCAGATATGCAGAAAAAAAATGCTATCAGAGATCAGCGCGAAGCATTGATGGAAAAGTTAAAAATCAATGCAGAGCAGGCAAAAACGGTCGTCAAAGATGATGGAAGCCTTGATTATGACGCTCTTGGAAAGATTACATCCGAAAAGGAAACCGCAGCAGCGCAGGCAAAGGAACAGGAGATTGCGAATAATTCTGAAAATCCGGGCGGCGGTACTGCAGGTGGAGAGAATAAAAAAACGGCAGATGTTGAAAATGCCGAAAGTATCAGCTTTGGCGAACCGGCAAAAAATGCAGAAGCCAAAGACCATTATGTTTTATAGGAGGTAAATTATGGGAAAACCGATTGAAAGAGACTTTACACAGAGTAAAGGAATTTTAAAATTCTTTCCTTATGAGGGTGCGGCGTGCATCGTTCCGCAGACAATGGTGCCAAGTGCCGATGCAAACGGAAAGAAGATTGCAAAGGCAGGGACACCGTTCCCAAGCAATGACGAATCTTGCAAAGGGTATCTTCTGGAAGATGTTGACGTAACAATGGGAGATGCGCCTGGAACTTATGTATATCAGGGTTCTATTGACAACGCAAAGGTAACAGCGAACGGAGTGACCGTGGAAGCAACTGCAAAAGCAGCAACACCGCGTGTCACTTTTTTTGATTAAGAAATGGAGGTATTAGAGAATGGCATTACCATTATCAGAAGCATTTACCGCAAGAAGCCTTGGGGTTATGTGGAATAATTATGAAAAAACGCTTGGTTCTGCGCCTTACTTAGGTAGACAGAAATTTGGAACCAGAAAACAGGACAGCCTTGAGCTTAGATTTATCAAAGGAAAAAACGGTCTTCCAGTATCCTTAAAGGCATCCAATTTTGATGCGCAGGCAGAGTTAAGAGACGTTGGTGGATTTTCGGACATTCAGAACGAGATGCCTTTCTACCGTGAATCTTACATGGTAACAGAGCGTGAAGAGCAGGAGTATGCAAATTACCAGTCGGCAGAAAATTCCAACATGGCAAACCAGGTGCTTAGAGAAATCAGCAAAAAACCGATGATGCTTATTGAGGGGGCAAGAGTGGTGCCGGAACGCCAGATTTGGCAGTTATTAGCACCATCTGATGGTATTCCAAGAGTACAGGTAACAATTGGCGGAAAGAGCTACTATGTGGATTATACTTCGGACAATGGAGTGGCGCACAAGAGAGATCATTACAAGGATATATCCGGAAGCGATACCGATAAATGGTCTGCATCCGAAACAGCAACTCCACTTGATGACCTTATCGAGATTAAACGTGAGTTTGCAAAGAAAACCGGATATTCCCTTGCACGCTTTAGCATGAATACAGAAACATGGGAAATGGTCCTTAAGGCGGAGGACACAAAGAAACAGGTGCTTGGAATTACTGCTTACAATGGCGGCATTCGCTTACAGCAGGGGCAGGTTACAGAGTATCTTAGAGGATACGGCATCGAGATTGAAGTTTACGACAAACTTTACATCGACCCTGCAGACGGTGCCACCAAATATTTTATTCCTACAGGAGTTATTTCAGCGCAGGCATCCGGCGTGTACCTTGGAGATTATGTCTTTGGAAAGACACCGGAAGAGAGAAGCGGAAGTTTGACAGACGGAAACCTTTCTATTGTAGAAACCGGTATTTCGGTATATACATACGCAACAAATCATCCGATCAACACTCATTGCGTTGTGTCAATGATCGGATTGCCTACTTTTGAGGGCATGGACAGCGTTGTTGTCATGAAAGTTGCGTAGGAGGTGCGGTATGATTGCTGAATACACGGTAAAACGCAATGGAAGATGGTATAAAGCAGGAGATGAAATCCCGGACATTGTTCCGGGAGAGAAATCTTCCGGCGGGTACACCAAGACAGAGATTAACAGAATGAGCACTGCTGATTTACAGGCACTTGCCGCTGAACATGGGATTGAGGGTGCAGAAGAAATCAGCGGAGCGGAACTGAAACGTATTTTGATTGAGCAGTTCGGATTATAGGTGGGGAAGAATGAGCGAATACACAACATTAGAGCAGGTCAAAATCAGACTGAAACAATTTCATATCGAAACAGTCACGGATGAAGATGGTGTTACTTCTGATGTTGTCGTGTTCGACCAAAAAGAAGATAACCCTTACATCGAACAGATTATCAAGCAGGCAAGAAATGAATTGGTAAGCAAGCGGAATTACCCGGAAAGCTACACAGATGAAAAAATATCCGAGGACTTGAAAAAGTTTGAGGATGTAATCGTCAATTTAGTCGTGTACGACCATTCACAGGCAGGAGAAGCCTATATGGCAAGCTATTCAGAGAACGGCGTAAGCCGTAGCTGGAAAGACCGGGAAAGCCTGTTTGTCGGTGTATTTCCGTTTGTAAAAGCAATTTAACATCGCCTATAGGGCATTAATAAAAGAAGATTGTGCGTTACGTTTTGCCGGCGTCGACAAAACGTAGCAGGCGGCACACATTGAGCGGTGGTGGGCGGTGTGCCATAAAAAATGAAAGGCGGTATATGATTTGACGATTGAAATATCAACAGCAATCATTATAAGCGTGCTGTCGCTTGGTTTTTCCGTCTTTATGGGCTTGAAGAGCAACAAAAGGACAGACAACACGGATCTTGAAGAGCGCGTGAGGGAGAACACACGCATTAACATGAAGTTGGATGCCATTTCAAACAACACGACCGAGATCAAAAATGAAGTATCTGAGATGCGAAAAGAAATAAATTCTCATGACAACAGGATCATAAAGGTCGAGGAAAGTGTGAAATCGGCTCATCACAGAATTGACGGAATAGAAACCCGTCTTAATGATGACAAGGAGGCTTAATCATGGATATTATACAGGCGGTAATTGCTAACATGACAATTATTCTGGCGATTATTGGTGCGCTGGCATTTGTTGTGTCTGTGGTAACACAGGTAATCAAAGGCGTAGGCGTATTTTCTAAGGTTCCGACGGACATCTTGGTATTTGCCCTTTCCATCGGTATCACGGTCGCTGCGTTTGTGGCATACATGCAGTACATCCAGACATCAATTTTATGGTATATGATCTTGGCGGCTATTATTGCAGGATTTATTGTTGCGTTTGTCGCGATGTATGGATGGGAAAAGCTTTCTGAGCTGTGGAAGCGGTTCGGCAAGGATGTGAAGTGAAATGCTTGAGATCAATAAGCAAAAAATGAGTTATTCGCTACAGAGCGGAAAGGTTCCGGTGTATGTGACGGACGAGGATGGAAACATCGAATATTCTTCATATACTGATTCAGATGGAAATGTAATTTATTACCTCGATGAAGATGGAAACAAAATACCGAAAACAACCGGAGAATATACCACAGGTTATGAGAAGCCTGTGGTTTTTTATTCTTCAATCAGCAATAAGTTGAGTGAAGCACTTATAAAAGAGTTTGGCGTTGACAATTCAACAAACTTTGTTCAGATTGTCGAGGACAAAGGGAAACTTCCATTGAGCGTCGGCTCTTTGGTATGGAAACGGTCAGATGTAAGGTACAAAGATGAAGAGAATACAATCGTTGACGAAAATTCGGCTGATTACATCGTAAAAGGTGTCGCAGACGAGGGATTGACGGTTGATTTGTTCTTATTGCAAAAAAATGTGAAGTAGGTGCGGCATGGGGAAGAAAGTAATCACAATGAGCCTGTCTGAAAAGTCTATTCAGAACGCCATACGAGAGCTTAGAGCCTATCAAAACAGATTGACATACAAATGTCAGCTATTGGCAGAAAAACTCGCGGAAAAGGGCGTAGAGATTGCCAGAGTGCAAATTGCTGACCTTGACGCAATATTTACATCGGAACTGATTTCAAGTGTTCATGCGGAATATGAAGGAAGCACTAAGGGCGGCGGTATATGGGCGGTAATAGCCGGTACAGACCATGCCGCATTTGTTGAGTTTGGAACCGGAATTGTGGGACAGCAAAGTCCTTATCCTGGGAAACTGCCAGAGGGTGTTTCGTGGCAGTACGCAAGTGGAAAAACTATACATCAGATTTCAGATGGAAGATATGGATGGTTTTATCAGGACGACAATGGCGATTGGTGGTTTACAGAGGGAATGCCAAGCCGACCATTTATGTATCTGACCGCAAATGAGTTGCGTCAGATTGTTACACAGACAGCGAAGGAGGTGTTTGGATAATGGCAGGCAACCAGTGGGTATTTGACCTTGAAACAAACATTTTTTCCAATGTTGTAACGATAGCAAAACCAAAACTCCAGAAGAAATACAAAAGCATGAATTTTGACACTGCATTTACAACGGTTGAAAAGAACCTAGATAAAGACCCTGTTTTCCCGACTATTTACATCCATGAGATGCCGGGGCTTGAACGTGGGGCAGATTTAGAGGGCACATCCGTAAATGCAGTGCAGGAAACAATACAGGTTGACGTCATTACAAACACAAAGCAGAGCGATGCAAAAGGGATCATGGCTATTTTAGCCGATGCCTTTAAGCAGATGCGATTTCAAATTACAGCAATGCCGGAGTTTAAAAACGACAGCGAAAAAAAATTTAGAAGCGTTGCAAGGTTCCGGAGGATAATCGGAGCCAACGACAGATTGATGTAAAAGAGCCGAAAGGCTCTATTTTTTATGCACCGGGCGCAAAGATATGCGTCTGATAACCGCATTATTTGGCGGTAGAAAGAGAGGTAAAAATGGCAGCAGCAGGATTGTCTACGTTAGGAATTACGTTTGGCTATGGCACAGAAGCGACAGCCGGAACAAAGCCTACATCGTTTAAACAACTCACAAGAATTAACTCGATTGGCGGTATTAACATTGAGCCGGAACAGATCGACGCATCCGCTTTAGAGGATCCAATTACCAGATATGTAAAGGGGCGCGCAGATACAGGTGGATCTTTCCCTATCACGGTAAACCTTACGGATGCCACAAAGGAAGAGTGGGAAACGCTTATCACGGCGTATAAGGCGCTTTCCGGCGGAAAAAGAATGTGGTTTGAAACTATTATTCCTGGATTTACCGACGCATTTTTTGTGGTTGCGCAGCCACCGGAGCAGATACCGCAGCCGGAGATTGGTCAGAATGAGCTTTTGACGGTTGAAATGAACCTTACCATTGAGGAATACAAGGGAATGGACACGGCTGTGGCGTTTACACCGGGGGAATAACACGTCAGTCGAATAGTTCGGTTGAATCGGCTGACGATAATCAGACAACCGAATCGGAACTTGAGGAAACAGTGTAAAAGAATAGGGCGGTCTTCGGACTGCCCTTTCCCTATAAAAAGGGAGAAAGGGAAAGAATATGACAAAATTAAAGCTTGGAGAGAAAGAGTTACAGATCAAATTCGGATATGAAGCAACAGTAAAAAGCGGAATTATCAAGAAAGTAGCAAAATTAGACCAGATGAAAAATATTGAAGCGGTTGACGAAATCCTTTTATTCATTCCGGAGTTAATCCTTGTAGGCGCGCAGAAGTTTCACAAAGAGGAGCTTGGATACAACTTGGAAACTGAAGAAGAAAAGGAACAGCAGCTTGGAAAAGTATATGCCATGCTGGATGACTACTTTGACGGAGAAGATGCAGATGTTCATGCACTTTACAATGCACTTTTAGCAGAGTTACTTGAAAACGGTTTTTTATCAAAACTGCTCAAAGCAGAGCAGAAAGAAGCGGAGAAGAAAACTCCGAGGAAAAAGTAGAAGAACAGAGAGAGCTTACATGGGAAACGTATTGCACGGAAATCCGCCCGTTTTGGCTTTTAGTTACAAAGGGGTACGGATTTACTGTGCATGATATAGACGCGTCCTGCCCGGCTGATTTAAAGCCATATGCAGACGTTTACAACTTAGAGAAAAAGCAAAAAGACAATGATATGTGGATGTGGTTTGGAACATATGGATTGTCAGCGGTATCGGTGGCAGTAGAACATTGCCTTGCCGGTAAAAAAGCTAAATCAAAGTATATAGACAATCCTATCACAAAGCATAGTTTGTTAAACGATTCTGAAATGACAGAAGAGGAAATTCAGAAACAAAGAGAATTATTTGTGGCAAAACTCAAAATTAAGCAATCAAATTATGAGTTGAGCCACCCAAAGAAAGAAGAGGTGCCACATGAAAATTAAAGGTATTGATGTTTCCGGGTACAATGGAAATATTAACTGGTCAAAAGTAGCAGAGAACGGCGTTGAATTTGCCATTTTGAAAGTAATCCGAAAAGATTTGCAGCCGGACAAGTATTTTGAAGCAAACTGGGCAGGAGCAACGGAAGCGGGCGTTCCGGTGCAGGGCGTATATAATTACAGCTACGCAACAAACGCAGAAAAGGCACGGACTGATGCACAAAGAGTGATTGAAGTTCTTGACGGAAAAAATTTGATGGTGTGGCTGGATGTAGAGGATAAGTGCCAGCAGAATATTGGCGATAAGATTGTTTCTATTATCAATGAATATCAGAAGATCATTGAAGACGCAGGGTGCAAATTTGGTGTATACACGGGTCTGTCTTTTTACAACAGCTATATCAAGCCATATCTTGAGCATATTGATTGCCCGTTTTGGGTCGCAAGATACCCGTCCAGTACGCCTATGATGATTACGGCGGACGCACCGGAAGATAAGAAGCCTGATATTCTTCATGAACTTTACGGATGGCAATACAGTTCAAAGGGATTTGTAGCCGGTGTTTCCGGATGCGTCGATCTCAATGAACTGTATGTAGCGGTAGACACGGTAAATGTAATGCCAGAGCCAGAGAACACGCTTCATAAGGTTGGAGAGGAAATCACGGTTTCTTCTTACTACAAATCTTCCACGGCTGGTATTGGAGATTCGATCATCAAGTATGCTTCCGGAACGATTACACGAATCAAGGCGGGTACGCATAATCCATATTGCTTTTCAAAAAATGGAGTTGCAGTAGGCTGGTGCAACGATGGAGATATTCGATCAACGGATGCTTCTGTGCAGTCTACAGATAAAAAGACAACGTATACGGTACGACGCGGCGATACGCTTTCAAAGATCGCAAAAGAAAACAATGTAACGGTTGCAAAATTGCAGAAAGACAACGGGATCAAGAACCCAAACAAAATTTATGTAGGGCAGAAAATTTTGATTCAGTAAAAAATCAAGGACGGTAAGGTGTCACAGCCTACCGTCTTTTTATTATGCGTAGAAAGTTGGTGCGGTCATGGCAGATATTGATGAATTACAGATAAAAATTAAGGCTGATTCTGCAAAAGCGAGCGATTCCATTGATAAACTTGCATCAAGTTTGGATAGTCTTGGAAAAAGTCTATCATTTGATACCAGTAAACTTTCAAACATAGCATCTGGAATTAGAAGCATGTCTGACGCGGCAACAGGGTTTAAGGGTGCAAAATCAAAAGAGATTACATCACTTGCCACCGCATTAAGCAAATTCTCAAATGTAGACACATCATCTTTTTATGGTATATCTGCGGCAATGAAAAATCTTGCGGCAGGAATGAAAGATACAAAAACGATTGATGCAAGTGGAATTATGAATACGGCGGCGGCACTGTCTAAAATGGGCGGAACGTTGGCTACTGTAGGAACAAGCAATCTAGTTAAAATTAAGGATGACCTTGCTTACTTTGTCAAAGGAATGAACAGCGTAGGGGCACTTAACTTTGATACAACAGGTTTGACCAATCTGATAGGAAGTATCAGCAGACTTGGTGGTAAAATTTCTACACAGGCGACAGCCAATTTGCCGCAAATATCAGCGCAACTACAGAATTTTGTGCGCCAGATGAATAAAATCGGCGAACTGAAATTTGATATGGCAAACATGAGTAGCCTTGTGACGTCTATATCAAGGTTAGGAAGCGTTGCGAGCGGCAGGGCAGTAAACAACATACCTTTGCTTGCAGATAACCTTAAATACCTGTTTGAGACGCTTTCAAAAGCACCAAACGTAAGCGCAAACATCATCAGAATGACAGAAGCACTTGCAAATTTGGCAAAAACAGGCGCATCATCCGGTAGAGCAGCAACATCACTCGGGAAAAGTTTGAACATTTTTAGTGGATCTGCGAACAAGGCGAAAAGTAGCAGCTTTAGCCTTGCTGCAGCTTTCGGAAAGCTGTACGCATCATACTGGCTGTTGTTCCGTGCTTTTTCAAAGATTAAGGATGCAATCGACATTTCATCTTCTTTGACAGAGGTTGAAAACGTTGTACGTACCACATTCGGCAATTATGAGAAGCTGATACAGGACTTTTCAAAAACATCCATACAGGATTTTGGCATGTCAGAGTTGACCGCTAAACAGGTGGCAAGCCGATTCCAAGCTATGGGTACAGCCATGGGATTTTCACAAGGAAAGATGGCTGACATGTCGCTACAGCTTACAAAGCTGACTGCTGATATGGCTTCTTTCTATGATATGGAGCAGTCTGACGTTGCTAGAAACTTGCAGGCAGTATTTACCGGAGAGACAGAGCCGTTAAGAAAATATGGTCTTGACCTCACACAGGCTACCCTTAAAGAGTGGGCTATGAAGCAGGGATTGGATGCTGACATTTCGTCTATGACGCAGGCAGAAAAAACTATGCTTCGTTATCAGTATGTCATGGCAAATACAGCCGCGGCGCAGGGAGACTTTGCGAGAACATCAGACACATGGGCAAACCAGGTAAGAATACTTAAGCAGTCATTTGAACAGCTTGCGGCTATTATCGGTGGAGCACTGATTAACGCTTTTAAACCGTTTGTAAGAACTCTTAATGCAGTCATGCAGAAAGTTATTGCTTTTGCAACGACAGTAACCAATGCGTTAGGATCAATCTTCGGATGGAAATTTGAGATTTCTGCCGGTGGTTTGGCAGACGATTGGTCTGATGCAGCAGGGAGCGCGGCTGATATAGCAGACAGCACTGGACAGGCAGCGAAGAACGTTGAAAAAATGAATAAAGGATTAAGAGCCTTTGACGAACTGAATCTGATTACCACTCCAGATAATTCAAGCGGATCTGGTTCTGGTGGTTCCGGCGGTGGTGGCGCATCCGGCGGTGGTGCGTCCGGTGGGCTGGTACAGGTAGATACCATTTTCAAAGACTATGAAAGCCAGATCAGAAGTTTGCGGGAACTTGGGGCATATATCAGCGATGCGCTATCAGATGCCATGGAATCTATTGACTGGGATAGAATTTATTCCAAGGCTAGAAATTTTGGAAAAGGGCTGGCAGATTTCCTTAATGGGCTTATTACACCAAGATTGTTCGGAGATGTCGGCATGACGATTGCAAGTGCGCTTAACACAGCAATTTATGCAGCCTTGTCATTTGGAGAAGAATTTGACTGGACAAATCTGGGAGATTCCATTGCCGCAGGAGTGAATCGCTTCTTTGAAACGTTTGATTTTTCGGCACTTGGTAGAACAATCAATACATGGGTTCATGGAATATATGACACTATTACAACAGCAATTGGAAATATCAAGTGGTCAGAAGTATGGGATGGTGTAACGGATTTTTTGAGTGAAATTGATCTTGAGACAATATCTCTTATTATTGGAGCATTTGCACTTAAGTATGCAGGTAAAATTCTTACAGGTAAAATTCTTAAGGAAACGATAGGAAAACTGATTAGTGAGAAGTTTGTGGCGGCGTTTGGACAAGAGTCAGTAAAGTCAATTCTTTCTTATGTAGTTCCGATTTCACTTTCCGTTGCAGTTGGGGCGTTAACTTTTACTATTGGAAAAGACAGTATAAAAAAAGATGCAGAAAATCTAGTAAAAGCATATAAGGATGGTGGATTTTTACAATATTTGCAAGAAAGCTTAAAGCAGCTTATAAATCCGTTTGAGTGGATAAATGCATATGGTGGGGGCATTTTGAGTCAAAAAGGAATACTTGATCGTTATTCAGACGGAGTTGACTTAAACATTAAGATGCCGAAAAAAGAAGATTATGCATCTTTAGATGAATACCAAAAGGCACTAAACGATTTTAACAATAATGTACCAGACAGCCTAAAAGTTCCAAGTAGCTTTGATTTAAAAGCATGGATAGATGAGTGGAAACAAATAAATGGTCTAGATAATGTGGACTTAAGAGCAGAAGTTGTTCTTCCAAACTTGAGAGAAAAAATATCTGGGTTTAAAGACGACGTAAAAGAATGGTGGGGATTAGATGTTGAACTACCCGTTCGCAATAAATTAACAACAACTTTAGAGGATGTTTCTTCATGGTGGGAAGATGTAAAGGAATATTGGGGAGAAAAAAAGCTCTCAATACAGACAGAAATAGGAGAAATAAAAGGTAAAATAGAAGAAAAGTGGAATGAAGCATCTGAATACATTCAAGAAAATATTTTGCCTTGGTTTACTAAAGATCATTGGCTTGAAATAGGAAACGGAATAAAAGAAGGTCTTTCCACTAAATGGGAGGAATTCTCTACATGGTGGAGTGACACAGGTATAGCCGTTTGGTGGAACGAAAAAGTTTCTCCATGGTTTACAGTAAATACATGGAAAAGCCTTGGAGAAAATATAAGAAAAGGTCTATCTAAAAAGTGGGAGGAATTTACTGGATGGTGGGAAAACACCGGATTCTATAAGTGGTGGAATCAAGATGTTGCTCCAAAGTTTACAACAGACAAGTGGACATTTAGTGGTATTTCAGATGGATTAAAAAATGCATGGAATAATGCTATAGCCGCTGTAAAGCACATATGGAACGGATTTGCAAACTGGATGAACTCAAAGCTTTCTTTTTCGTGGGACGCTGTAAACATTGCTGGAAAGCAGATTGTTGGAGCCGGAAGTATAAATCTTGGGAAAATTCCTACTTTTGCCGCCGGAGGATTCCCGAGCCAATACAGTATGTTTATGGCAGGAGAAAATGGACGGGCAGAAATGCTGGGAACTGTCGGAGGGAAAACAGCGGTAGCAGGTGGACAGGAAATTACCGGTATTCGAGATGCCGTGTACAGTACGGCGCAACAGGAAATGGAATTGCTAAGACAGCAAAATCAGTTGCTTCAAGGAATTTTGGAAAAAGAATTTGGGATTACATCAGAGCAGATCGGAAAAAGTGCTCGCAATTATGCAAAAGATTATTTTAACAGAACTGGAAGAGAAGCATATATTTTCTAATGACAAATACCGCCACTTGTGGTAGAATCATTTTATTACAAGTGGCGGGAGGGTAACACATGGCGTTGATTAAATGTCCTGAATGTGGAAAAGAAATTTCAGACAAAGCAGAAATGTGTATCAATTGCGGATTTCCGTTGAAACAACACGAAAACAATGAAATGTCTGCGGGGAAAAGTGAATTTTATAAATCATACGAACAAGAAAACAAAAATGATAGAGGGTGGGAACGCCCAAAAGAGCCAGAGATTACAGGTGTTGGAAAATTATTCTTAAAAAATTCTGTTGAAAGATCTCAAAACACGGGATTTAATGGTATATATAAATATACTTTATTCGGAGAAAAAAAAGAGGTTTACTGTCCAAGATGTGGGAGCGAAAATTGTTCTCATTATACGGAGCAGAAATTTGTACCAGGCAAAACAAAGACAAGATACACTGCAAATCTAAATCCATTTAAACCGTTTACTTTAGTAAATAAAAAGGAAAAGATTTTGAGAAAAGATCAAACATATGAAATAAATAAAATTATATGTAATGATTGTGGCTACACTTTCATATAAATTTGGATTTAATATGTGGAGAATTACGATGGAGAATAGGGAGTCTGAATCAGAACTAAATGAGTGCAAAAAGAAGTTGAATAAAGCACATCAAACGATAGAAGAATTGAAAATTAAGATGACGCAAGATAAAAAGAATTACAAATGGGAAATAAGATAGTTAAATAAAGAAAAAGATGCATTAAAGGCGCACAATACTGATCTTTTTAATCGGGAGTCAAACGCGCTTATTCGTTCGGACGATTTGGAAAAAGAGAATATTGCATTGAAAAAAGAGAAAAAGAAATTGGAAATAAAAATAGAAAAACTGGAAAAAGAGAACGAAAACTTATTGAAGAAAAAGGATGAATGTACTAGGGATGCAGATTGGGAAAGGCTGGGGAAAGCGGGTATATAAGAGGGAGCGCAGAGATGCGCTTCTTTTCATTTTTAAATTCAATAGGAGGTATATATGGAAAAACAGGAAATCAAGATTACATATGGGAACACGGAAGTAATTCACACGCCGGAGAAAATTGTGATTAAAGCGCCCAATATCGAAGTAATCACAAAATAGATAAAGAAAAAGAAGTGGCATCTATCAAACTGGTAGGTGCTATTTTTATACCCATTTTACCGACTGTCATTTGAGACAGCCGCAAACCAAAACAGTTAGGTGGTGAAAACATGGCGTACAGCGGATGGTTGTTAAAGATTGGAAATTATACAGTTCCAATGTCTTTCATGAAACCGGAAACATATAGCCCATATGTGAATATGCAGGACTTGGATGATTATACGGACGCTAACGGCTATCTACATAGAAATGCCGTGGAATTAAAGGCGTTAAAAGTTGAGTTTGAAACACGGGCTATGCTTACAAACACGGAATTTAATGCCATTATAAGTAAAATCCGTCAGCAGTTTACCAATGCAACCGGAAGAGATTGCTATATCACGGCGTACATACCGGAGTATGACGATTATGTAACACAGTATGGTTACATGGCAGATTTTCAACCTACAATATACGGGACTTATGGCGGTCAAATCCATTACAACTCTGTAAGACTGGCATTTATAGGGGGTGTATACGATGGTTGATTACCAATATTCAATCCTGTTTTTAAAGGACAGCGTAGACAAACAGTTAAACATCGTATCTGATGATGGGAAAATCAATATCACAAACACCGAACTGCACCAAGAAAAATTTGAATTGACAGAAAGTTTGTGTTCGGAATCTGAATTAACATTCGGGGCATGTGAAGCCGGGATGATTAAATTCACGGTGTCCAATGTATTCTTGCCAATGAAAGGCAAGTGGTTGACTGCAAAGATGACTCTTGATGGTCACGAAGATAAACCATTCCAAATAGGAAGATACAAGGTTTATTCTGACACACCTACGGCAGATCGGACGTGCCGGGATGTGGTAGCTTACGATGCTTTGTATGATATTTTATCATCTGATGTTACTGATTGGTACAATCAGATACTTCCACAAAAAGATAGCAGGGTAACTCTCAAACAATTCAGAGATAGCTTTTTTAATCATTTTGGAGTGGAACAGGAAGAAGTATCTCTTGTAAATGATGAAATGATTATTGAAAAAACTGTAGAAGTGAAAGCATCAAGTAGCGGAAGTTCAGATACCGCAGAGACAAACACGATAGGCGAAGCCATAAGCGGAAAAGAGGTTTTGTCTTGTATACTTGAAATTAACGGTTGTATGGGAAATATCGGGCGCGTTGGAAAGTTTCGCTATGTGTACTTAACGCAAGAGATGCAGGGGCTTTATCCGGCGAATGATCTTTACCCGGCGGATGATCTTTATCCTAGAAATCCAAAGAGCACCAGCATAAGTAAAAGTCAGTACATTTCAGCACAATATGAAGATTATATTGTCAGAACGATTGACAAACTGCAAATTCGTGAAAAAGAGAATGATATAGGAGTGATTGTAGGTGATGGCAAAAACACTTATGTGATCGAGGGAAATTTCCTTGTTTATGGGAAGGGAACAAAGGAATTAAATGAAATTGGAGAAAAAACGTTATCAAAGATAAAAGGAATTATATACAGACCATTTAGTGCTGACTGCAAAGGAAATCCATGCCTTGAGGTTGGAGATGCGGTACGGATGACTACAAAATATGAACTGATCGAGACTTACATCCTAAAGCGCACGCTGAAAGGCATACAGGCTTTGCGCGACGATCTGGAAGCGGACGGGGAAGAGTACCGTACAAGTAAGGTCAACGGAATTCAGCGGAGCATATTGCAGCTGAAAGGCAAGAGCAACACTCTGGAACGCTCAATTGATGAGACAAAATCGACAATCGTTGACGTGGAAAAGGGTTTGCAGTCACAGATCACACAGACAGCCACAGAAATCCGGTCAGAAGTAAAGAATACCACTGACGGGTTATCATCGCGGATAACCCAGACATCGGAGAGCATTACTGCAGAGGTAAACCGGGCAACGAGCGCCGAGGGTACGCTATCCAGTAAGATCAGCCAGACTGCAGAGAGCATCACAGCGGAGGTCAACCGGGCAACAAATGCAGAGGAAACATTGTCTTCAAAGATAACCCAGACAGCAGAAAGCATTACTGCAGAGGTAAACCGGGCGACAAATAAAGAGGGAGAACTTGCGGCTGCAATCCAGATAAACGCCGAGGGGATAACGTCAAAAGTGTCACGCGACAGTGTAGTATCGGAGATCAATCAGTCAGCAGAGGGATTAAAGATTAGAGCTGATTTGTTGGAACTCAGGGGATCTGTGGAGATGACCGGTGGGTATGTGCATATTGACGCGACAGAGAGTACGGACAACTTGGTTGAACTGAAACGGGAAGGAACTCTTGTGCAGATGGGAACGGATGGTTTGCGGTCGGCGGCAGATACGCGTGAACTCACGGCAAGTTACTCTGATGTGACGGTGCGCGACACGTCGGCAAACACCATAGCACAAATGCTCTCAAGCGGAAAAGGAATATCGTCCTATGGATGGGAATCTTATTCTGACAAGCGACTAAAGCACGGGATAGAATCCCTTGACAGAGAAAAGAGCGCCGCGCTTATACAGTCTTTACGTCCTTGCAGATTTGTTTATAACTATGACCAGGATGGGCATTACCGGCATGGTCTGATTGCGCAGGAAGTGCTGGCGGCGATTGGAGATGAAGACTGGGCGATCTGCTCCGAAAATCCAGATCCGGATGGCAATACCTATTATGCGCTTGACAAAACGGAACTGATCGCTGATCTGATCGCTGCAGTACAGTTACAGCAAGAGGCACTAGAAGAATTAAAAAAGAAAGTAGGATGAGAAAATGGTCAATGCAAAAATTCGCGAGTTTGAGAATAACATTATCAATTTTATCAATGCAAGTGTTGATATTCCGATTGAGGTTAAGCATCTGGTACTTAAGGATATTTTGCACCAGGTAGAAGCGGAAGCAAACCGGCACGTTATCGCCGAGCGGGAGCAGATGCAGGAAAATCTTAAAAAGGAGAGTGAGGATCATGAATAAAGCATATAAACGTATCAACTGGGAGAATTACCCGAGCGATGCTACGCCTTTGAATGAAGCGAATCTCAACAATCTGGACAGTGCCACAGATACCATTGACGACCGTGTGATTACGCTTGACACAACCAAGGCAACAAAAACAGAGGTTGCTACACTTGTATCAGATGTGACATTTGAGGAATCTACCGGAATTATTACTATTACGAAGAAAAATGGCTCTAGGGTTACCATTGACACACAGATGGAGAAAATTGCTGTCAACTTCGATTATGACCAGACTACACAGCAGATTATTTTGACTCTGATCGATGGTACGAAGCAGTACATAGACCTGTCGGCACTGATTACGCAGTATGAATTTCTTGATACGGACACCGTGGCTTTTATCATTGGAACGGATGGTAAGGTGTCGGCAATCGTGAAAGAAGGAAGCATCGAGGAAAAACACTTAGAGCCAAATTATCTTGCCAAGATTAAGGTGGAAGCGGCAAAGGCAGAAACAAGCCGGGCAGATGCGGCGGCAAGCGCAACCAAGGCGGAAAGCTATGCCGTGGGCGGTACCGGCAGCCGGGAGGGAGAGGACTCTGATAATGCTAAATATTATTATCAGCAGGCAAAAGACGTATCAGAGGGACTAAAAGGTGGATTGCAGCCGCATGGCACGGTGGCTTTTGCAGATCTTCCGGCGCTTTCGGATGTCAATGCAGGATGGATGTACAATATTTCGGATGAATTTACGACCACGGACGATTTTAAAGAGGGCTCCGGCAATGCAGTTCCCGCCGGCGCGAATATCTACAAAACGTCAGACGGAAAGTGGGATGTTCTGGCCGGTACCCCGGTGACGGGGGTCAAGGGTGCAAAAGAAACATCCTATCGGCGAGGAAATGTCAATCTCACCCCAGAAAACATTGGGGCAGTAGCGACAGGTGGAGACACAGCGAGCAATGTCACATCATTTACAAGTAGTGATGTGGCAGATGGATCAGCGCCATCGTGGACAAACGTTGCTACACTGACAAGTGGCGAAACGCATACTTCTCTTTTTGCGAAGGTATCGCAGATGTTTAAAAACGTGCGGTACTTGTATAAGATGTTCGGAACTACCGACATATCCTCTATTGGTGGTGGAACGGTAACGGGGGCGATCTCGTCGCAAAACAAAGCTTTAGCACAGTTAAATAACATAGGTAATTATAAACAAACCGATACGCTGTTAGTTAGCAGTAAATTGTCCGCTAATATAGAATACGAGCTAAACACTTTACTATTATCAAAAGGGAAGTGGTTAGTAGTATCAAGCGGCGAATTGAACGCACATACACCTTTTGCGTACAATTTAGGGCTAAAAAAGAGTGATGGTGATTTATATGGATCAATGGCGTATTTGTGTACTCCTCATACAGATACGGGCATATGGGCTAATTTTTTGCAAACTTACACTATCAATGTAACAAGCGATACAGTAACCGCCAGCGCAACGATCAAGCATTATGCAGCTGATAGCAACGTAGAAATTGGATGGGCGAGAATGATGGCTATACGTCTGGCATAGAACACATTACCGTAAAAACTGTGATCAGCGTGCCATTGTACTCCGTGTTATTCAGCACAGAACGAAGAGCAGTCCCATTGTTAATCGTTTTTGCAAGAGCACCATGAGTAATCTCCGATCCTAAAACGTTGACAGACAACACTATTATAGTTGTTATTTTAAAACTCGATATGTCAAGTTCTGCTACTCCGTTAGTATAAGCTATAGGACGAGATATGGCCACTATAGATGCCGGTGTATGCTCTTTATTTGAATTAACGTAAAATACAGTTTGCGCTAAAGCTTTGTTTGACGCACGAAATAGATGCATGTTAAAATATGACGTAAAAAACGTTATAAGTTTTTCGCAATTTAAACGTTTTTGTTGACCCAAAGTGACAAATCAGACGATTTGTGTCGAAACTTGCGACCGAAATGGTTTGAATAATGATGGCAAAATTTGTAAAATAAAATTGTCCGATAAGGGCACTTCAAGTTCTGGAGAGGGGGCGATGTTTGGCGATTCATTGCCCTCTCAAATGTTACTGGTAAATAATGGTAATTTTTTTGTATGGGGTTGACTGCAAAGAACGTACGTTCTGTAATGGCATTAACATTATCGGTTGCAGAGATTGGAGGAGAATAAGATGGAAGAAGACAACGAAAAAAATGTTGCAGATTTTAGCGAGGAAGAATATAAAAAATACATATTTGACATGATTTCCAAAATGGATAAAACGCGATTGAGGTTTTATTACAGACTTATTAGCGGCATGGAAAAAGAACGGAATTAACCGTTCTTTTTTTGATTGCCTTTATCTGAAAGAGATTCTACAATACTGTCAACGGAATCTTTCTCACGTTCATTCAAATCCATATAATAAGACAAAAGTCTTTTTATTCTATTAACATCATTACTTCTTGATATTTCTACAAACAAATCAGCCATATCATCAGAATACGGAGAGTTTTGCTCTTCTCCAGTCATAAGATAATCAAGTGTTACTCCAAAGTAATCAGCTATCTTCTGTAATTTGTCTTGTTTTGGAGCACTTCTGCCAGTTTTCCAATCAGTAAAAGTAGAACCGGCTATTCCAGTTGCTTTTCCAACCTTGTATGCAGATACGCCTTTTTCTTCAAGCAGTTTCAAAAATATTTCGTACATATTCCCTCCAAATAAAAAATAGTTATGAAATCATAAATAAAAATGCTTGACAAATAGACTATGGAAGTATACTATATAACCATAGTTATGAAATCATAAATAGTTTTTAATAAAACGGTTGCGATTTCATAATTAAAAAATGGAACCGTTTATTTTTTCTTGACCGAAACATATTATAACGGATTTCCTAACTATTTGCAATAAAAAGTTAGAATATTTTAAAAACTGTAAGAACCGATTGCTCGGCTCTTACAGAATTAGCGGAAATTTTCTGGATAATTATTCCGCAAGGAGCATTGTTCACACGAACCACCGTATTTTACATAGTTACATTGAACAGTACCCTTTAAGTAACTTCCATCTCCGGCATCTATGCAATTAAGAACAACGGAGTAGGTTATCTTTTGTGTCTGGCAATAGCCAGTTATGGTGCGATAAGCATTCATGATTATCACCTCCATTCACAAAATGTTACAAGAAAATTATATAGAATATTCTAACTAATTTCAAGGGAAAGGAGTGTTTAAATGTATCAGAAGTTTGAACAGCTTGTAAAGGCAAGAGGAATTTCTACATACAGAGTTGCAAAAGATATTGGTCTTGCGCCTACAGTATTTTCAGATTGGAAATCTGGAAAGAGCAAGCCAAAGGCAGACAAGCTGAAAAAGATTGCAGATTACTTCGGGGTTACGATTGAGTATTTCTTGGAGTAGAGGTAACCTAAAAAGCTGCTGGAAAGGAGTGAAAAATATGCAGAAACCATGTTGCGCAGAAGAAGACGAAAAGCGGAGAACGCTACAAGATTTTGTTGAACAATTTGCAATTGGACTGGCTTGTGACGTGGAAAATGGTGAGAAAACCGAAACAATACAAACTGAACGAAAAATACTTGATTCTCTTACCAATGCACTAATCTCTATAAAGTTTTAATGAAAAGGATTAGGTATGGATTCTACTTTATCTGGCTTGTTATCAATAGTAGCCATAAATTCATCGTAGTATTTTCGGTACTCGGATTTGAACTGTTCGGCACCACCTTGATAACCTAATAGCTTAGCAAGATCATATTGACCAGCAAGTTGATTACTATCCATAATTACACCTCCCTTATTTGATGATAAGGGAATTATAACACGGAAAGGAGTTGGAGAAAACGGACGGGTTAGTGAAGGTAAATTTTGATACACAGACAGTATCGGCAAGAGATTTATACGATTTATTATCGAAAGAAGACGGAGTTAAAGGTACAGAACGTTTTAGTAAATGGTTTGAAAGATATTCTGGGTATGGATTCGTACAGGGCATAGATTTTTCAACCCCGAACAAAAAAGTACGGGTTCAAATCGAGGGAACCAGAGAGGTTCAGCGAGAGGTAGACGATATTGATATTTCTGTTGATATGGCAAAACAGATTTGTATGTTGCAGAGAACGGAAAAAGGAAAAGAAATTCGCCAGTACCTTATCGACTTGGAAAAGGCGTGGAACACACCAGAGCAGATATTTGCCAGAGCGTTAAAGATGGCTGACGAGAAAATCAACAGCCTTAAGGAAATCAACACCAGTCTGATTGCTGAAAATCAGAGGATGAAACCGAAAGAAATCTTTGCAGATGCGGTGTCGGCAAGTCACACATCAATTCTTATCGGAGACTTGGCAAAGCTGATCTGCCAGAACGGCTATCAGATAGGACAGAAGCGGTTGTTTGAGTGGTTGCGTGAGAATAACTTCCTTATTAAAAGTGGTTCATCAAAGAACATGCCACAGCAGAGATATGTCGAGCAGGGATTGTTCGAGGTAAAGGAAAGTAACGTGCAGAATCCGGATGGCTCTGTAAGAATTACGAGGACAACCAAGGTAACTGGAAAAGGACAGATATATTTTGTCAACAAATTCTTGAACAGAGGTTATGTTTATGAAAAATAGAACGGAAAACTGGTAGCTTCCAATAACTCATATGGAATTGGAAAGATTAACAGGAGGAATTCATGGATAAACAAACGAACATTGCTTTAAGAAAAACGTTAGATCAGATCGGCGCAAGACATTCGCTCAAAGGATACACATACACAATTAGAGCGATAGAGAAATGTCTGGACGACAGGGATGCGCTTAGATGTGTTATGAAGGAAATTTATGCAAAAGTCGCAGAAGAGAACGGAACTACCGCATCCAAAGTAGAAAGAAACATCCGGAACTTAATAGAGGTCACATGGATAAATGGCAATGTGAATGCGATCAATAAGATTTTTGGCTATACGGTTTCGCCGAAAAAGGGGAAGCCAACCAATTCAGAATTTATTGCGGTAATAACAGATTTTGTGTCCTTGCACGGGCAGGAAATTGAAAGTGATTCTTATAAGTGGCGGGAGTGAAGTTCGTATGAAGAAGTTGGCAAGGGTGATTGAATTTGTAGGCGCGGCGATCTTTTTTCTTTGTATGTGTGCGGATGCAACGGAAAATCCTATTGTAGCGGTACCGACCATAATCAGCTTACTCTTATTGTATGCCGGATCAAGAATTGAAGGAGGATGGCAGGATGCGGAAGAGATTGTCGAAGATCATTATTATTATGTTGATGGTGATGACACTGACGATGGTATTACCTACATTACATACGACAGCAACGGAACCGAGCGATACATGGATTTCAAATGAGTATCTTCCTTATATAAAGGAGATTTCAAACGAATATCATATTTGCCCGGAAATGGTAATGGCGATCATCGAGCATGAAAGCAGTGGACAAGCCGATGTGGAGAATGGTGGATGCAAAGGTCTCATGCAAATTTATGAAAAATATCACAGAGACCGGATGGAAAGTCTTGGAGTAGAAGATCTCTATGATCCGTATGGGAATATTCTCGTTGGATGCGATTATTTGGCGGAGTTGTTTGAAAAATATGATGGAGACATGAGCACAGTCCTTATGATCTATAGCGGAAAATCAGATGCGTTGACCAGAACATACGAGAATCGCACTGAATATGCCAAAAGCATAATGAACATGACGGTTGAACTTGAAAGACTTCATGAAGAAACGGAATCAGACTTTGGAGAGGGTCTATAAACACTACTACATTATAATACGAGGAGAATTTCAAATATGAATAAAGAAACAATGGAAAACAACAAAGTGGAACTGGCAGGAGTGATTATTTCAGAGCCGGAGTTTATGTATGAATCATACGGAGAGAAATTTTACAAAATGTCTCTTGGAGTAAAAAGAAAGAGCGGCGCCGTAGACGAGATCCCATTAACCATTTCAGAAAGACTGTTTGGTATTGAGGACAGATATTCGGGAATGGAGGTAATGGTTTCTGGAAGTTATCGCTCATTCAACAAACAGGAGGGCACTAGACGCCGGTTGATCTTATCGGTGTTCGTTCGTGAAATCGAGGCGATTGATTCAAAAGATGCGGATATTGATAAGAATTGCATTACGATCAATGGATATGTTTGCAAAGAACCAAATTACAGAGAGACACCACTTGGTCGTGAGATCACAGACATGCTGATTGCAGTCAACAGAGATTATGGAAAATCTGATTACATCCCGTGCATTGCCTGGGGAAGGAATGCAAGATTTGCGGGCGGATTTAAACTCGGAACCCATGTTAAGTTGATTGGCAGAATTCAGAGCCGCGAATACGAAAAAAAGATTTCTGATGCGGAGTTTGAGAAGAAAGTGGCGTATGAGGTTTCCGTAAGCAAATGTGATGTGATTGAGGAGGGGAAAAATGAAAATAACAATTAAGAGTATTCACATCGAGAATTTCAAGGGCATCAATATGCTTGACGTGAATTTCTCTGTGAAAACGAAGATCAGCGGGCAGAATGCCGTAGGAAAGACAACGATCTTTGATGCATTCACATGGCTTCTGTTTAATAAGAACAGCGCCGGAGAGGAAAAATTCAATGTTCGACCGTTGGATAAGGACGGAAACCGCATTGATAACGTGGAAATCAAGGTTGTAGCAATTATGGACGTTGATGGCAAGGAAGTAGAGCTTTCCAAGGTTCAGAAGCAGAATTGGGTCAAGAAGCGTGGCACAAATACAGTGTCATTGCAGGGAAATCCAAATTCATACGAGATTGACGGCTATCCAAAAAGTGAAGCTGAATTTAAGGAGTATGTATCTGGTATTGCGCAGAGTGAGGAAATGTTCAAAATGCTGACTAATCCGCAGTATTTTTCTTCTTTGAAATGGAAAGACCAGAGAGATATTCTGATGAAACTTGTTTCAGATGTTTCAGATGTAGAGCTGGCACAGACGGACGCGAAGTATGCACCATTGCTTTCAGAATTGGAGAAAGCACCGTCTACGGATGATATTAGAGCAAAATTTTCCAAAACTCTTACCGAGTGGAAGAAGAAGCAGGCAGAGATTCCAGTCCGAATTGACGAAGCCATGAAATCCAAGGTTGACATCGATGTTGCAGAACAGGAACTTGCGAAAACAGACTTGGAAACCAAAATTGCAGATATTGATGCGAAGATCAAAGATTCTGACGGAGTAATGATGGAGTTAGGGCGTGAAGAAATGCAGCTGCAGTTTGATATGTCTGGCATTATGCAGATCATGAACCGGGATCTGACAAACAGAAGAAGCGAGATCGAAGCAGAATTACGCGATTTGCAAAACGAGATAAAGCGATTTGCAGATACTATTGCTTTGAAAGAGAGACGGGTTTCAGAAAACGAGACGGTTATTTCCAATGCTGATTCAGAGCGGAAAAGGCTTGGAGAGGAGTACAACGCAGAAAAAGCAAAGGCTTTTGATGAATTCCCATATCTGTTTGATGAATCAAAGTGGGTATTTGATGAAAACAGCACCGTTTGCTCATTGTGTGGTCAGAAGTTGCCGGAAGATAAAATCGAGCAGTTAAAGTCTGATTTTGAAAGCAGAAAGCGAAAAGCCAAGTCGGATGCAGAAGAAAAGTTAAAGTCAGAAAAGATCAGATTTGACACAGAAAAGAGAACAGCACTGAACAGATTGGTTGATATTGGCACAGAGAGAAAAAATCTTATCACAAAATTAAGGGATGAAAATGCCAAAGTAAAGGAAGAAATAAAGTCCTTAAAGGAACAGGAGCAGGAAGATATTGCAAAAAAAGAAAAGCTCTGCCAGCAGTTATCATCGATTCCGGAAATTGCCGATTATTCGCAGAATGAAGAGTACGTGGAGTTGAAAGCAAGGCATGACGAAGTTCTGGAAGAAATTGAAAAGATGAACGCCAATGGAGAGAATGCATCAGTTGAATCCTTAAAATCTGAAAAAGAAGAGCTTCAGGCACGTCTTTATGATGTAAACAAAATCATTGCAAAAGCATCTATGAATGTTGAGATTGATGAGCGTATCGGGCAGTTGCAGGAAGAACAGAAAGAAATCGGGCAGAAGGTTTCCGACCAGGAACAGATTCTTTACCTGTTGGAAGAATTTATTCGTTTCAAACTGGATAAGGTTTCTGAAACCATCAACAGCCATTTCAAGACAGTTAATTTCAAACTCTTTGAAATGCAGTTAAATGGCGGTATGAAAGATTGCTGTGAGTGCACCGTAAATGGAGTGCCGTATTCGACTTTGAATAGCGGTCATAGAATTGTAGCCGGACTTGATATTATCCGTTCTCTTAGCGAGTTATACGGCGTTAGCGTGCCGATTTTTGTGGATAACGCAGAGAGCTTAAATGATTTCAATGTGCCGGATATGGATGCACAGTTAATCCTTTTGAGTGTATCAGCGGACAAGCAGTTGAAAGTGGAGGGTGTTTAAATGGGAGAAGTTATCAAATCTTACAAAGGATTTAACAAAAATATGACTTGTCGTGGCTTTCAGTACGAAGAGGGAAAAGAGTATGAGGAAGAAAGCGTAGAAGTTTGCGATCATGGATTTCACGCTTGCGAGTATCCGCTTGATTGCTTGAATTATTATTATCCAAATGAAAGCGTATACCACGAGGTAGAGCAGAGCGGAGAAATCCAGAAACATAATGATGATACTAAGGTAGCATCTACAAAAATTAAGATCGGAGCAGAAATTAGCATTGCGGGTCTTGTTAAAGCTGCAATCAAATATACAGTAAAACGTGTAAAAAAGGACGCTGAAAGCGATGAAAAGCATGGAGCATCCTCTGCAACCGGAGACTATGGAGCATCCTCGGCAACCGGAGACTGTGGAGCATCCTCGGCAACCGGATACAAGGGAGCATCCTCGGCAACCGGAGACTATGGAGCATCCTCGGCAACCGGAGACTACGGAGCATCCTCTGCAACCGGATACAAAGGAGCATCCTCGGCAACCGGAGACTACGGAGCATCCTCTGCAACCGGCACCTGTGGAGCATCCTCTGCAACCGGATACAAAGGAGCATCCTCGGCAGAAGACAAGGATGTAGTAGCTGTTGCTTGGGGTTACAAATCAAAAGCCAAGGGCGTTCTTGGGGCATTTCTTGTTTTTGCAGACTGGGAATACACTGGCTCAAAAGATAATCCGGAATATGACAGAAATAACCAGAGTGCATGGGTTCTTAACGGTGCAAAGATGGTGCAGGTAAACGGTGACGATATCAAGCCGGATACTTGGTATACGATTGAAAATGGTGAAATTACGGAGGTATCGGAATGAGAAAAAGGATTGCAAGTGTTTTAGCAATTATTCTGCTGACATTAAGCTTTGCAGGATGCGATATTGCTTCTTGGGAGAGTGGAATAAACGACATTAAGGGACAGCTTGTTGGCAATTCGTTTGAGTGCCAGTTTTATGACAACTACGGAGAAAGATTTTTGACGGCAAGCGGAACAAAAATCGGAATGACAGGTAATGTTATTGAAGAAAGCAAAATCGATTCTACCGACGGTTCTTCAACAATTGAGTACAGTTTATCATCTGTTGTGACAATCAATATTGATGGAAAACAGATACAGAGTTGCGGAGACACCATTATATTTTCTGAAAGTGGCTTGATGCCTGATGCGGAGTTTCAGTTATCAGATATTCAGAGCAAAACAGGAGGAAGTTTTTCGGAAAATACGGCTATTTCTGGAATTGTAAACGAGTACAAAAACTTTTTTGGAAAAGGGCAGGTAGTTGTAATCCAAAGCCAGTTAGGTGTCCCGATTTGCGCATACTCCGGCGACGATGTGTATTGGGAGGTCAGAAACGATTTGCCGAAAACAACGAAACTCATGATTGATGGAAAGGCTTTGTATATCCATAGAGCAAATTTCCAGATTATTGACAAGGAATTGATTGAGTAGGAGGCCTCAAAATGAATTACATAAAAGCAAAATATCCAAACCAGAGCCGGTCATATATATTTGCTACATCAGACGATGTAAAAGCCGGAGACATGGTTGTAAATGCCAAGGGCGCAAAGCTGACAGTTACGGATGAAACCGTGGATATGAAGTGGGTAGAGACTTACGGTGCTGATAAGGTGGCGATTGTGAAGAAGTATGAAGAACCGGAGAAACGGTATATTGTCGAGCGTGAGTTTGAACATGCAGGCTACAAATGTGTTGTCATATTTGGAAATGTCGGGCACAGATGCGGTTATGTCGGTATTCCAAAGAATCATCCGTTATACGGAAAAGATTACGGCGATCACCTTGAAATCAAGAAATCTGATGTTGTAGACAGAGCGGTAAGTGGAATTTTCCCTTTGATCGGTGCTTGCCTTGACGAGGACGAGAGAATCCGCATCGAAGCATATTTTCAGTGCCACGGCGGTATTACATACGCAGGTGGTGGAGAACATTCAGATTATCCGATTGAAAGTGATTTGTGGTGGTTTGGATTTGATTGCGGTCATGCAGGAGATAAGTCAGATTTGGATTATGCGATACAGAAGTTTCCGAGCAATAGAAAATGGTATCAACTACGGAAAATGGTAGAAAGCAAATATCTGATTGATGATGTTATTCGTACAGAAGAATATGTTGCGGATGAGTGCAAGAAGTTAGCAGGGCAGTTAAAAGAATTTGAAGAAAGCGAGGAATAGATATGGTTGTTAAAACAAAAACATTTTGGGGCGGAAAGAAATTTCACAAGGTAGATCTTAAAAAAGATCGCTGCGAATATACCGTTTTGATTGATGGAGAGTTGTACAAAAAGACATCGAATGAACTGTATGCAGTTTAGGCATTTAATTCAATTTAAGGAAAGGTCGGTTAATTATGGCACAGAACAATAATTTAGAGGTGCAGAAAGTCAACACTGCGGTCAGTCAGTGGACTAATTCAATCACAAACCTTGTTACAAAGGATTTTGAGTTATGCGGCGTTCCGTATGATGATTATTCAAAGCAATGCGCTATGTCAGCTATGACAAGCATCTATCAGCTTGTTAAGGATAGCGATAAAATCAAGGACTTAAACGGACTTGATACATCAAATCTGCGTGAGGTTGTTGGTCAGTGCGCAAGTCTTAAGCTTAATGCGAATGCAGTGCCGAGAGAGTGCTATTTTCAGTTGCGCACAAAGAAATCCGGAGAAAACTATGTACAGGTCGTAGAAATGGGAATCGAGGGAGACGGCAACGATGCATTGCTTCGTAACTATGGGGAGAATGTAGATACCGTATATCCTTGCTGGCTTGTCAAAGAGGGGGATGAGTTTTCGTATCCAAAGCATAAGGGAATCGAAATGACACCGCCGGAATGGGAAGAGAAAGGACTTTCACAGAAAGTGATCCGCATTGTTTATCCACTGAAATTAAAGGACGGCACGTTCCAGTATCTGATCGCAGAGAGAGACGGCGTAAAGGTTAATCTGTTTGCTCATGTGCGTAACAATCTGATGAATGAGACTTTCGGTATTTGCCAGAATCGTTACAAGGCATCTGCGGAGCAGTTAAGCAAAATCAAGTCAAAGAAAGAAGAAATTTTCGATGCTTTGAGAAAATGTTCAACAGTTGATGAAATGCTGGAATGTGAGGTTGCAAAGCCGTATATCAGCGCGGCATGGCTTGATACGCCGGAATCTATGATTGTTCGTAAGATGCGAAACAATGCAATCAAGAAGTACCGCAAGGACTTTAACAGTATGGCAAAGCAGTCATTCAATCAGCTTGATGAAACATATGTTCAGACACAGGAAGAAATTGCCGAGAACGCCAATTCCGAGGATTTCCCTGTTGAGCCGGAAGTTGCCGAAACTGTGGAAGAGCCAAAGATGGCAGAGACAGAAGTTGCAGATGATGATGACGTGCCGGATTTCTTAAAGTAGGAGGTTATATGAGAATTATATCGCAGGACGGAACAAAGGATTTTCCGTATGATAGCAGTTCGGTTTCTTTATATGCAGGATGTATAAATGGGCGCGTTTATGTGAGAATGCAGATATGTGGATATGATGATTCAGTAGATGTTGCAGATTATTCCGCAAAAGAAAAAGCAAAGAAAGCTATGGAAATGCTTAGAATTGCGTATGCTGGCAAGTTTATCACAAATGCAGATATTCCGAAAGATTTTGATGAAACAATAAAGACCGCAATGAAAGGCGGTTTTGGAACTGTAATCGTAAAAGATTCTTGTGACCGGGTAGAATTTAACAATATGAATGGATATTTTCAGTTTCCGGCAGAGGAAGAATTGGAGTAGCCTATGAAATTAAAAGTCTTAGGTTCCGGTTCGTCCGGTAACTGTTACATATTGGAGAATGACAACGAAGCCTTGATAATCGAAGCTGGTTTGCCATTCATGGAAGTCAAGAAAGCACTGGATTTCAATGTGCGAAAGATTAAAGCGGTAATCACGACCCACATACATTCAGACCATCATCAGCACTTCTTTCAGTATGTTAGAGCCGGTATTCCAGTGTGGGAGCCGTTCAAATTGATAGATGGAAATATCCTACAGTTTGGGAAAGAAAGTTTTAGCATACGAGCATTTGAAAACCGGGATAAGTCCGGCAGATGGCTACATAACAACGGAGATGGTTCAGAGTGCCCGTGCGTTGGGTTTTACATTACGCATCCAGAGATGGGAAGCCTTGTGTATGCAACAGACACAGAATACGTCAAATGGCGATTTAAGGACGTTAATCACATCATGGTGGAAGCCAACTACGATATGCAGTTTGTGAACCGAGAAGAGCCAAATTACAAGCACAGATTAAGAGGTCATATGAGTTTACCAACGGCACTTGACTTTATTTCTACTAACGATAATCCGGCATTGCGAAATGTCGTTCTAATTCACTTATCAGATAAATCAGCAGATTCGGCATTATTCAAACAAAAGACAGAAGAAACAGTTAAATATGGATCAGATGTTTACGTGGCGGAACGTGGATTAGAGGTCGATATGAACCTTTACCCGTTTTAAGGAAGCGAGGAATAAGTGAATGAATAAAGTGATTTTAATGGGAAGATGCACCAAAGACCCGGAAGTAAGATGGTCGCAGGGCGAGAAGTCAACAGCTATCGGTAGAATTACTCTGGCGGTTGACCGGAAATTTAAGCAGGATGGACAGCCAATGGCAGATTTTATCAATTGTCTTGCGTTTGGTAAAAGAGCAGAGTTTCTTGAAAAATATTGCAAAAAGGGAACAAAGCTTGTAATTGAAGGAAGCTGGCAGACCGGAAGTTACACCAACAAAGACGGTAATAAGGTGTACACCAATGAGTGTTTGATCGAAAGCTGTGAATTTGCAGAGAGCAAACAGGCTTCGCAGGACAACGGAAGTTACAAACCGCAGCCTATGACAGATTCGGATGGTTTTATGAATATTCCGGATGGAATTGATGAAGAGTTACCTTTTACTTAAAAATGACTTGGATAAATCAATGGAAGGGAGATATGTATGTTATTGATCGAGGACAAAGGCCAGAAAGAGGGTCAGCACATACTTAAGAATCGCTATTTTGATAGTAATGACATAGAGGTGCTACGAGCACCTCTTCCAGTTGGAGATTATGTTATCGCGGAAGAAACCGTTCTTGACGTTATAAGACGAAAGTCAGCAAGAAAGATGGAAGTTAAGAAGATGGACTTTATTGGAAGCTACAAGGTTGCTGTAGATACTAAGAAGGACATGCAGGAGATTACGGGAAACGTCTGCGGAAAACAGCATTTAAGGTTCCGAGACGAGTGTATTTTTGCGCAGAACAACAATATAGCACTGTATGTTTTGGTTGAGAACATGGATGGAATAAAAACTATTGAAGACGTTTTTCATTGGCACAATCCAAGGCTTGAGAGATACAACAAGATAAAGTACATGCATGGTATTGGAAAGTGGTTGAATGTACCGCTTCCAAAGGCACCGCCAACAAGCGGGGAAGTCCTTGGAAAAGCAATGCTGACAATGCAGCTTAAGTACGGAGTGGAATTTGTTTTTTGCAGACCGGAAGATGCAGGATCGCGTGTCATTGAGCTTTTGGAAGTAGAAAAGTGATAATTTTTGGGAACTTGAAGGAGATATTATGGCAAGTAAGCGGATGTTTCGTATAGATTTAGTGACGTCAGATGCTTTTCTTGACATGCCGCTCACAGCGCAGGGTTTGTTTTTTCATTTATGCATACGGGCAGATGACGACGGTTTTGTTGACTGCGCCAATAAAACAGTAAGAGAGTGCCAGGCTTCAAAGGAAGACTTGCAAATTCTCATTGACAAACATTATGTTCTTACTTTTCCAGGATCTAATGTTATTGTCATAAAACATTGGAAATTACATAACTGCATTCAAAAAGACCGTTATAAGCCAACCAATTATGCAGAAGAAAAATCAATGCTTTATACGAAAAGAAATGGCGCATACACATTTGATGCTTCAAAAAATTTTTTCGGAGTGAATGCAATAAGGAGCGCAGGAAGCTCGCCGGCGAAAGAAGTGGAAGCGTGCATACCGTCATTGGCGGAAGTGGCTGATTATTGCCGTAAGAGGAAGAATGGTGTGAGCGCGGAATCATTTATTGATTACTACAAATCAATAGGTTGGAAACGTAATGGAGAAATAATAACCGACTGGAAAGCCGCATTAAGGAGTTGGGAGAAGCAGGAGAAAGAGAGTAACCCAAGATCAAAAAACAAATTTAATAACTTTTATCAGAGATCTTATGACTATGATGAATTAGAAAAAACTTTGTTGGAAACAAATGTTAGGGAAAGGCGTGATAAGAAATGATGGAAATGGGCGAATGCGAAATTTGCAACAGGTACCGACATGCAAAGCATAAAGGTGAACAGTTGGAGATCCTTGCGGAGCTAAACGACGTCCCAAGGCGCAAAATTATTGGGATTTTATTGGAAAACGGAGAAAATGTAAAACTTCCAATAAGAACAAGGGGAAGAAAACGCAATACGGATTTTACAGAAAAAGAATACCAGAAAGCATTACTTAATAGGCTCGATGAATTGGATGTTCAAATTTCTGATCGTGAAAATGAATTCAAAGATATATGCACAGTCCTTTTTGGAACTCGATTCGATTGAGATGAAAAGAAAGGAGAACTGATTCATGAGAAATAAAGATGAAGAACTTAGGCGAGAGGGAATGGCATATGCTCTGCGAATTGCAAAGGAGAATGGAATTGACTCTCTGGAAGAAGAGTGCCGCTTTCGCGGCGCAACAAAATTACCACTTGCGCTACCCAAGAATGCAATAGATGAATGCGTTAGCAAGATTAAATTAAATACCATAGACACGGTAACGATTTTGTCTGCAATGGTTTTGCACGATGAGTTTGACTTTGGTAAAAGCCGCATACAGAGATTTGTTGATCGATTCAATAAAAAGGCAGAATGCATCATGGATGATTATGCTACATGGGAAGATCAGATACAGATCTTGAAAGAAGAGTGTGGGTTGGATTTTAAAATTCGCAGAAATGACACTGATGTGAAAGTGAGATAAAGGTATGAAAGAAAAAATGCGCAACGATAGCGGCGACGCGCTTAAGAGATTCAGAGAGGTGCCGTATCAGTTGCGGTACGGGAAGGAGCAGGGGAAATGATTGAATGCATGAGAACGGATGCAAAGAAGCCGGAGCCTGAGGAGTGGATTTTGAAGGAATATTTATTCCGCGGGGAGCGGAGAGATGACAGGGAATGGGTGGAAGGATTTTTGTTTGTGGTAAATGATGTCCCATACATCTTGCCACATCACAACACAGGGCAACCAATACACGCAGATAACTTGCTGAAAACAGCTGTCGAAGTGCTGAAAGATACCGTTTGCCAATGTACAGGGCAATACGATAAGAATGGCAAGCTGATTTGGGAGAATGATATTGTTAAGTGCGGGAATAAAACAGAGCTTGTTGGTTGGGATCAAAATTTTGCAAGTTGGCGTCTACCCAAAAGAGGATGGTTCTACCGCCATATTTACGGGGATGCTTACAGTTCAGAGGATTGTGAGGTTATCGGAAACATATTTGACAATCTGGATCGGTTGGAGGACGACGATGAATGATTTTCTGAAATTTTTTGACAAGGTTTCATACAAATATAAGTTACATCTAAGCATTGCATACAACAAGGTTGCTGATTGGGGAATTTATATTTACAGAAGCGGGCGCGGGGAGAACGGAAAAGATCTTGTGATCGTAAATGTATCGGATTGTGACATGGAGCTGTGCTTTGCCAGAGCGCAGGTGCAGTTGAAAGAGTGGTTGTTGGAAAACGAGGGAGGATATTAAGCTATGACGGAGAATGAAGCAAAAATTTTTATTCAAAACGCTATGGAGCAGTCAAAAAAAGCTTTAGCTGAATTATTATTGATTTCTCCAAAAGTGTTTGCAGTTAGAAAAAAGAACCTGGGTGAGTATTACAGCAATTTGGAGAACTGCAAAAAAGAAATTCAGTCATGTGAAGTAGCAATCAAGGCACTGGAAGAGGTGCAGCGCTGGCACACATCAGTAATCAACCCTAATATTAAAAACGAATTTGCAAACACTTCTACACAGATCTGCCACAACTGCGACCACAAAGATGAATACATCGAGGAACTGGAAGCAGAAGTGGAAGAGTACCGAGCAATCGGCACGCCGGAAGAATTGCAGGAGATGAAGAAAGATTTTGCTGAAGCGTTAAGCGACTGGCGGCAATATCGTAAGGTTGGAACTTTAGAAGAATGCCGGGCGGCTGTGGAGAAACAGACAGCGAAGAAACCAATGCATGTAACGAATAGTTATTTTGGATACCAGAAACATAAAGAACATGTTGGTTATTGTCCAGATTGTGGGCATCAAGTAGAAGAACCTTATGGATGTCCAAATTGTTTAAGAAAAATTGATTGGGGTGATGAAGAATGAGTGAAAGATTGAAGCCATGTCCGTTCTGCGGTGGAAACGCAATTTTCTTAACCATTACAAATAAGTCATCACATTCGGCTGTTGGGGTAATGTTCAAAATCAAATGTATGAAATGCGGAACAGAACTTCCAAAAAGCTATGAATGTGAGATGTACATGGATCAGGACGGAGGCATCAGAACAGGGAAAGACGAGCGAACGAAAGCAACTACAGATTGGAACAGGAGGGCGAACGATGAGACTGATTGATGCGGATGCGCTGAAGAAAGATTTAAAATCGGTTACTTTAAGCAATGGAACTTTAGTAAATACAAATGCAGTATTGTATTTACTAGAAGAATATCCGACGGCTTATGATGTAGACAAGGTTGTGGAGCAGTTGGAAAATGAGAGAAAGTTTTGGGAGAATGCATACAACAGGAATTTGGGAAAAGAGAAAGCAAGAAGTTATGAGCACGCAATCGAGATTGTGGAAGGCGGTGGAGTAGATGGCAATTAAACCGATTTTATTCAATACCGAGATGGTTCGGGCAATTCTGGCCGGAAGAAAGAGTTGTACAAGGCGGATATGCAAAGATGCAAATGAGTATACCGTACCGGATATGGAATTTTACAATGCCGACAAGAGAACTTATGCAGTACATAACTTTGCTGATAAGGAGCAGATGGAACAGTTAAGTACGGCGGAGAGAACCTGTCCTATCTGTACGGGCGATATCCTGTATGTTCGTGAAACATGGAAAGAGGCACCGAAAGGATACTATTACTACGAAGATTGGCAGAAAGATGATATTGCCGATGTTACAAAGTGGAAACCATCCATCCACATGCCGAAAGAAGCCGCACGTATCTGGTTAAAGGTTACGGATGTTAGGGTGGAGCGGTTGCAGGAGATAACCGATGAGCAAGCAAAACGTGAAGGCATACAGTATGATGAATGTCCAACAGGATTTACTTGGAAACAAGAAACAGATATGCATAATTGCTACACAACTCCAATAGGAGCTATGCAAGCATTGTGGAATTCCACCATCAAGAAATCAGACCTTGACCGCTACGGTTGGGATGCATCACCGTGGGTTTGGGTTATCGAATTTGAACGGTGCGAGAAGCCGGAAGGAGTGTGAATGATATGCCGAAAGGAACAGAGGAAACCTGTAGCAGTGAATATATGCCGGATTGGCTAAAGAAATGCTTGACCTGTAAACATGCGTATAAGACCAAAGACAACGATCTTGAGTGGAAATGCCGTTGCAGAAATGGTAAATGTAACTACAAAAAATATAAATAATTGATTAAGTTGAGATACTAGGAGGTGCAAAGATGCCTAAAGCAGTATTGGTAATGGATATGCCGGATACCTGTGAAAATTGCACTTGCAAATATCCCAGTTATAAAGACGATGCTCTTTACGACTGTGCTATTACAGGGAAAACAATTCCGATAAATGGCGGTCACTACGAAGATAGACCAGACTGGTGTCCGCTCCGGGAACTGCCGGAGAAGATACCAGAGTTGAAATCTGGTTATGAAGATCTCAGCACATCAATACGTCGGGTGGGTTGGAATGCCTGCTTAGATGAAATTTTAAAGTAAATTGAAAGGAGTGAGAGGTTTGCTGGCCAGCGTGAAAGAGCTCTTTACTCCGAGAAAAAATGGAATCAGTAAAAGAACGTATGGAGCGAATCGGAGCATACGAAAAGATAGCATCTTTTATGCAGAAAGAGAAGCAGCCATATGAATTTAAAAGAAAATATGCTCAAATACGAGCAGAAGAGTTCGCAAATGAATGTGGCGGAAGATTGCTCAATTACCATGTTTCGGTCGGTGGACTTGACAGTATAGTCTTGTACCTCTTTTTGCATGAGGTATGCGGAATTGACGCACCAGGAGTCAGTGCATCTACACTGGAAGACAAGAGTATTCAGAGAGTGCATAAAGCACTTGGAATCATCAATGTGCCACCACTGAAAAGAGATGATGGTACTTATTGGACAAAAGCAAGAGTTATACAGGAATTTGGGTTTCCGGTCATTTCAAAAGAGGTTGCCGGGAAGATAGAACTTTTGCAAAATCCGAGCGAGAAGAATAAAACTGTCCGTCATGCGATCATAACCGGAGAAACCGGAGAATATGGCGGATGGCAGAAAAACTCCAAAATGCAGTTGAATCAACGATGGTTAAAGCTGTTCGGTGGATATGAGAACGAAAATGAAGGGTGTGATTTCCAGAAGCCAGACTTCCTTGTATCTGCTAAATGCTGCTATTACCTCAAAGAAAAGAACTGTGATAATTGGGGAAAAGAACACAACAGCGTGCCATATCTGGGACTGATGGCATCTGAAGGCGGCAGACGTGCCAAGAGCCTACGGATGAACGGATGTAATTACTTTGGAGCATCCACGATCAGATCAGCACCATTCGCAATCTTTCATAGGCAGGACATTTTAAAGCTTGCACTGGAAATGGATGAGTTGTGGAAAGGAGAACTGAAAGAAAAATATCATGAGAAGCTTTTGAAAGAAGGAAGATTATCTCAAAGTTTTGAAATGCCAGACAGCATTATCCCGGAGATCTACGGAACGATTGAGAAAAAGCCAGATGGGACGCTTTACACAACTAAGGCTCAGCGTACCGGATGCAGTATGTGCGGGTTTGGAATCCACATGGAAAAGAGACCGCATCGGTTTGATCTGTTGCATGAGAGCAACCCAAAAGAGTGGGATTATCTTATGTTCCACATGTGCAGGGATAAAGACGGGAATGATTATGGATGGGCGAAAGTACTTGATTACATTGGAGTTGGATGGGATCCGTCCGCAATCGGTGGTAACTGTAAGGGGCAGATTTCACTTCCATTAGATGAAATGTGACAACAAGAAAAGACACCCGAAGGTGCCTTTAACAGGGGCAGTGGGACTCGAACCCACGACCATGCCTTTATAGGAGGCGCGCTCTATCCACTGAGCTATGCCAAGTAAAAGTATATATTAAAAATATAATTTAGTCAAGAAGAAAGGAGCCGAACCAGCGCGCATAAAGGGTACCAGGTTCCTGTGAAAAAATGAAAAATAGTGAATTAAAAGAATATTTGAATACATTCTCGGATGATGCACCAATAAGTGTTATTTTGGCAAATCCGAGAAAAAGAAAGAGATATGAAATAACGGGAACATTTTGTGTTAAAGATCTTGGACAACCAGTATTCTGTATTGAGGTTGGAAAAGAAGTTGATATGGATGCAGAAGAAATTGCAGCCTGTGAAGAAAGTGAACGCAATGCGGATGATTTGGAAGGTCAGATGGAGATCACAGACTTTCCGGAGGTGCTGCCATGATAAACGGAGAATTGATAGTAGATAACTTTGCCGGTGGGGGCGGCGCTTCCACTGGTATAGAAATGGCAACCGGATACAGTGTTGATATAGCCATCAACCATGATCCAGAAGCTATCAAGATGCACAAGGCGAACCATCCGAATACGAAGCATTACTGTGAAAACGTGTGGGCGGTCGATCCGGTAAAAGCGTGCAACGGGCATCCGGTCGGACTTGCCTGGTTCTCACCGGACTGCAAACATTTTAGCAAAGCAAAGGGTGGCAAGCCAAAAGATAAGAATATCCGTGGTCTTGCGTGGGTAGCCTGCCGATGGGCGGGACTGGTACGACCGAGAGTCATCATGCTGGAGAATGTGGAGGAATTTAAAACTTGGGGACCTCTTGGGCGGCGGCACCATCCGATCAAGAGCAAACAGGGCGAAACATTTCGGAAGTTTGTTCAGCAACTCACAGATTTAGGCTATGAGGTAGAGTTCCGGGAGTTGGTTGCGGCTGATTATGGAGCGCCGACCATGCGCAAACGATTCTTCATGATCGCGCGGTGTGATGGTAAGCCGATAGTCTGGCCAGAGCCGACACACGCACCGGCAGACAGTGACGAGGTCAAGGCTGGGCTGCTGAAACCGTATGTGGGAGCATACACGCAGCTTGACTTTTCTCTTCCATGTCCGTCCATTTTTGATACGTCCGAGGAAATCAAAGAGAAATACGGGATCCGGGCAGTACGTCCGCTGGCACCGAAGACGATGGAGAGAATAGCACGAGGACTGAAAAAGTTTGTGCTGGACAACCCGGAACCGTTTATTGTTCCTATTGGGTACGGGGAGAGGAAAGGACAGGCGCCTAGAGTTCACGACATCGAAAAGCCATTGCCGACTATTGTGGGGAGCGGAAAGCATTATCTGTGTGAGCCTAAATTGGCACCATACCTATCAGTAAACAGAGAAAACCATTTTGGAAGTGATATGCGCGAGCCGGTACACACCATAACGGCAAATAATCAGCATATGCTTATGACACCGACACTTATCCAGTACCATTCTGAAACGGCGCAGGGAGAAGTTCGGGGGCAGACGATTGAAGACCCTATAATGACGGTGGACGGATCGAACAGATATGGACTGGTCACGTCATTCATCCAAAAGTATTATGGCGGAAATTATCAGGGAAACGGCTCTGACATTAAAGAGCCATTGCACACCATTACGACACTTGAAAGAAACGCTATGTGTGCAGTAAACCTTATTCAGATGAATAATCATTGTGATGGAAGGGATGTAAAAGAGCCAATTCCGACAATCACAGCAGGAGACGGTCATTTCGGAGAGGTGAGAGCTTTTTTAATCAAATATTATGGACAGGGAACTGGACAGGATATAAAGGCACCGTTGGACACCGTGACGGCGCAGGACAGATTCGGACTGGTAACCATCAATGGCGTAGATTATCAGATAGCGGACATCGGACTGCGGATGTTGGAGCCACGGGAGTTGTATGGATGCCAGGGTTTTCCAGAGGATTACATAATCGACCATGATTATACCGGCAAGACGTATCCGCGGAGCGAACAGGTGCGCCGCTGCGGCAATGCAGTGTGTCCGCCGATACCGGCAGCGCTGGTCAGAGCAAATCTTTCGGAACTGTGCGTAGCGGAACGTATGCCAAACATGCAGATAGAAGCAGAGCAGACCGGACAGCTCCGGTTCGCATGAGATCAAACAGCTATAGTCCCCGCCAGCAGTAATGCGGCGGGGCGGAAAGAGAGGATACAAAATATGAATGGCGTAATAAAAGATACCATTGTGGTAGTTAAAATAGGACAGCCTGTAACTGCAAATGAGCGCGCAGAGGAGTTTAACCTTACTGAGGGACGGCAATATACAGTGCTCGGCTATGATGGGGATATTCTTGTAAAAAATGACTTGGGAAATAAGGAATTTTATAGCAAAGATTATTTTTATGAGTACCAGGGATTATATAGTATTTAAACTCAAGAAAGAGAGGGAGGACAATGAGAATGATAGGATTTTCAACAATGGCATATGAAGCACTTAAGGAGGAGCCAAGCGGCAGAATACCGGCAAATCCGAAAATTATGTGGAAGAAGAGTAAGCCAGCAACAATGTGGCTGTTCTTATGTTTAACTGTAGAAGTTCCACTGACGTTACTGAAATACATTGTCATGGGAATATGCTTTATTCCTCATGCAATATACGAAGCATTGGACTGAATTTGATGGAGGTAACTTATGGGAAAAATTAAATATGAAACCGACTGTAAATATCCATTTTTTATTAGCTGTAAAGCAAAAATTATGGGGTTTAAGTCATGCGAAATCAGACTTGAAAACGGCAGGATTTTGACATATATGCCGGTCCCGAGCGAAGTTAGGTTCACTTTCCCGTCTATCACAAGATTTTATAAAACAGAAGAGGGACAGCGGATTATTAAGAATGAAATGGAGAAAGGAGAAAAATGTAAGTGAAAAAGAAAATTTTAGCAGCAATCTTAGTAACAACACTTACGATTGCCGGATGTAGTGACACAGCAAATGTCAGCGCGAGACAGGATAATACGATGGTCTTGGTAGAAAGTGAGCTGAATTACAGTATCTACGCGGACAAGGACACAGGTGTCATGTATCTGTATATTGGGAGTGGGAGTGGTGGCGGTCTTACAGTCATGCTTAATGCAGACGGTACACCGAATATTTGGCAGAAAGAAAAATAAAATATTGGAGGATATTGGCTTATGAAGTTTTCAAAACTGACTAAGCCAGAGCTTGAAGTAATTATTGAAAACGCCAATTTTACGGAGCAGGAAGAGGAAATATTTTCTCTTCTTGCCCGTGGATTTATACCAAAAGAAATATCAATGAAAATTTGTATTCCGCTAAGAACAGTAGAAAGGCGTATCTTTGATATAAAGCAAAAAGTCAAGAGATTGGAAGGTGATTTAAACGGAAAATCTTTCTAAAAGTGAATTGTTGAATTTTGCCATTGAAAATGGTATTATCGACATAGACACCATTCAGAAAAAAATTGAGATGAACGAAAGGAAGAAATTTATTGAAAAACACAATTATAGCATTTGGGAAGGAAAAGACGGTAAGTTTTACACATATTTGCCCGATGAAGAAAGCCAGAGAGGGAAAAAACTTGTAAAAAGAACATCTGAAAAGGCGATAGAAAACGAGATAGTGAAGTTTTATAAAGCCATGGAAGATGAACCGACAGTCAGCCAAGTATATTCTAGCTGGATTTCTGAAAAATTGGAATATGGTGAAATAACAAGGCAGACAAAGGACAAGTACGAAACGAATTTTAAAAGATTTTTTGAAAATGAGTATTTGCCGATTGCAAATAGAAAAATCCGGTATATTGACGAAGAAATATTGGAATCATTCATAAAAACAGCTATTTCAAAGCTGGAACTTACGCAGAAAGCGTACTCCGATATGCGGATATTGATTAACGGAATTTTCAAATATGCAAAGAAAAAACATTATACTAGCTTGAGCATAACCAATTTCATGGGTGATTTAGAAATTTCGGAGAAGTCATTTAAAAGGAATCATAAGTCTGACAACGAATTAGTTTTTTCTAAGGATGAAGAGCTTTTGATTGAACAATTCATAATGGAAGACCAGCCTACATTGATTGAACTTGGAATTATTTTGGCATTTAAAACCGGACTAAGGGTTGGAGAAATATCCACGCTTTCATGGTCAGATATTGCAGAAAATAAGATACATATATCAAAGACAGAAATACGATACCGAGATGATAGTGGCAAATATGTGTTTGATGTTCAGAATTTTCCAAAGAGCGATGCCGGATTTAGAGATGTTATAATTACCGAAGATACCAATGAACTTATGAGAAAAATAAAAATGCTTAACCCTTTTGGAGAATATATTTTTATGAAAAACGGTAAAAGGATAAAAGGACAAGCATTTACAAGACGTTTATATGTGATCTGCGATAAAGTTAAAATTGGTGAGCGATCAATTCATAAGGCGAGAAAGACATATGCTACAAAGCTTATAGATGGAAATGTTCCAGAATCTGTAATAAAAACACAAATGGGTCATACTGATATTAGAACAACGCTTGACCATTATTATTTTAATAATAAAACAGAGAGTGAGATGCAAGAATACATTGCGAAAGCACTATCGATGTAAAAGGTAACACGAGGTAACACCTTTAGGTATAAAGAAACCTAGTATTTATGCGGGTTTGCGGGGCTTGATACCGAGTTCAAATCTCCCTTCCGCTACTATTTTTTTAAAATTGAAAACCTTGTGAAGC